GCTCCGTACTGGAACCAGCAGAAGGCGGGCGCGTCCGGCATGGACGTTGCGGCGCTCGTCCTCGGTATCGCTGGTACGGCCTTCGGTCTCATGTCCGGTGGCCTCGGCATCTTCAACAACCGCAACGGTGGCCCGAACGGCAACGGTCAGGGCGGTCCGAATGTCTTCCAGCAGATTCAGGACATTCAGAACGAGCTCGCGAATGTCAAGGCTGATGTTGCGGTGAACACGCAGAGAGACGTGGACCTCGCGAAACAGACCGAACTCATGATCGAAAACGCGAAGCTCCAATCGAAGCTCGACGTCAAGGAATCCGAGCAGAAGCTCACCGGCCTCATCACGATGGTGAACAACCAGGTGATCGTCAACCAGCAGAAGATCGCCTGCCTTGAGAATGACTTCAACAAACTCATTCAGATCGGCATCCCGTCTTCCAATATCATCACGCCGCCCGCTGCCGGCGCGACGACCAGCACGGCTGGCTGAACATTCTGCATGTAACGTGTATTATCCGGGGCGTGTGACAGGCGCTCCGGTCTTTCGAGGAGGATGACATGAAACCATTGGAAATGATCGCCGCGATGCACGAAGAGGTGCAGAAACGGATGTTCCCGGCATGCCCGCCATTTCAAAGGGCGATGGTCGGAATGGCGCTCGGTATTATTGATTTTAAGGTCGGACAGTGGATTGCGCAGAATTCGGAAATGCTGTCCCAGTTCGGTATCATTGATGCAAATGGAGACGTTGAACTCGACTGTGCCGAGGCAGCGCTTCGCGGTCTGGAATGGCCCGTCAAGGCGGGTCCGTTCACGTTCACCCAGGACCACCTGAAGGAGATCATGGCGGCGGTGAAGGAGCGTGCGAAATGAGCACGAAAGTCCCGCTTCCGTTGCTCAAGGTCGCAATCCACGAAGAGGATGACCGTGGCAACGTGTATACTCTTTTGGAGCCGTTCTATTACTGCGGTCTGGAAATCCCGGCAGGGTTTGAGAGTGACGGGGCAAGTGTGCCGAGGCTGTTCTGGTCGACGGTGTTCCCCCAGGTGACAGCAAGGCGCTCCGTCCGGCTCTGATCCATGACTTCCTTTACCGGACGCATCCCGACCGGTGGACACGGAAGATGGCAGATGAGACTTTCCTGGAACTCCTGATCGCCGCCGGAATCTCCAAGTGGCGTGCATACAAAGCATACTGGGGCGTGAGGCTCTTCGGACAGGCGGCATGGGAGGCACAAGGCAAATGAACAAAGACGAAGACAAGAAAGAAACTCCGATGGAAATCATCGAGCTCAGAACAGAGGTCCGTGCCGGATTCTCCGGGATTGAGCAGCAGATGAAGACCATCTTCAATACGCTCGAAAAGATCGACCACACGCTGAACGGAAACGGACAGCCGGGACTCGTTGAGAAAGTAGTCCGCCTTGAGGAGCGGCTGCAGGGAACATGGAAGACCCTCATCATCCTCGGATGGCTTGCGAACTTCGCTGTAGCCGTGGTCGCGATCATCATCACAATCATCCATCACTAGGAGGAAACATGGAACGAATCAAAATCTTTATCGGCGCATTCGTCATGGCGATGCTGACGGGGTGCGGTCACAACCTGGGAACGGTTGTGCATGGCAAATTCATCAACGTAGGTTACGATCCCGAGATCAACAAGATCGGGATTCAGTATGTCGACGGCGTGATGATGACCGGAGTGAACAAGGAGCTCTCGAAGAACAACCTCAAGTTCATCGACTCCGTGGAAAAGGACGGCATCAAGACCGTGACCGAACTTGACTACTCCGGCGAGAACGGGTCGCAGGTCACCGGCTACCAGGTCGATGCGATCAAGGCTCAGGCAGAGCTTGAGAAAGCTCGTCAAGCCAACGGCGGACAACCTCAATCGGAAGCGAAGGAATAATCTCCAGAAGCTTCTGTCTCTCTTCAACCTCTCCTTGGTTGGCTCCCTGCTCCACAAAAAGAGCGGGGAGTTTTTGTATCTGTGCTCTGAGGTCTGCCTCGGTGTCATGGTCGGCGTAGTGTTTGGTCATCTCAAGGACGGCGTGGCCGACCATGCGCTGGATCGTGGACTCCGGGATGCCGGCCTTCTTCGCCCTATAACAAAAGATATGGCGCATGGAGTGGAGGTCCTTGACGGAAACGCGCTGGAGCTTTCCCTGTACGCAGGTCTTGATCCCGACGGATTCGAGGAAATTCTTGACGTGTCTGGAAACGGATGTGCGGTTCGCGAGATAACGTCGTGCGTGTTCCGGCAGGACGTATTCTCCAAGTTTCGGGATCGACCGCAGATAATTCGCGAGCTCCGGCAGAAGCGGGAGGAGAATCTGTACTCCGGTCTTCCTGCGGGTGCGCCGGATCATGCCTCCGCGAAAATCGATTTCGGACCATTTCAATGTGCAGATGTCACCTTCGGTCATGCCGGAGTTCGCAGCGATGATGAAGAGCGGCTTGCAGAACGGGTCACTCTGAAGCCCGTCCCAGATGGCGGCAAGCTCGTCCATGGTGAAGACCTCACGGTTGGTCGGATTGGATTCCGGCAGAACGACACCGGTCCACGGGGAGCGGATGATACCGGCATCCTCTTCCAGTCTTCCGATGATCCACTTGCAGGCGGAGACGTATTCGCGGATGGTCTTCGGGGAGCGGTCGGTGTCCGCGAGATATTTGACGAAAGCCTCGCAGTGGGATCGCCGGATATCGGAGAGGAGTTTCACGTCCAGGAAGTTTTGTGAAAGAAATGTGCAAAAGGCTTTCCAATAGGTTTCGCGCAGATTCGCGTAAAACACCCCTGCGGCGCGCCTTGATGGTTTTTGGGATGCAAGGGCGTAGGCATCGCTAATCGCGATGAGAGTGCCCCCGGAGAGCTCTCTACGGTAATTCTCTACAAGAGCGACAATCGTCCTGTTCTTTCGAACGTCCTCTTTCGCGCGGTTGATCTCTTCCGTGACGGCGCATGCGGATGCGCGTTTCTGTTTCTCATATGCCTCTGCCTGCTTTTCGTTCTCACATCCGAGACATGGACCGGAATACTTCTTCCCCGACATCATGAATCGGTAGTGCCAATGTGATCCTCTGAGATAGACGGACATGGTCTTTTGTTCCTCTGTGATGTTGTGTGATACAAGATGACACAATCGGCTCGTTTTGCACAAAATTTTTTGTACAGAATTTGCACATGACTCAGATGCATTTCTCCCAAACCTACGATTTTGAGGGGGAAATGTTGGCATCCCCAATGGGATTCGAACCCATGTTACCAGGATGAGAACCTATGCGCTTTGAGCTTAGACTGTATCTTTAGGCGGTGATGGTTGACATATTTACTGTACACGATACAATATGAGATGTCAAGTCGGAGTTGTACAAAATTTGCACATAAATGTTTTAGAAAAAATGCGATATTTCAAAAAGTATATATCGCGGTAAAATCCGCCGGAACGGAGAAAACCCCAAAGCAAAACTCCGAACCGGCGGGGAGTGGTATTACTGCTTTGACTGCATGAAGCGGTCGATCTCGTCCCTTGGCACGACGACCTTGCTGTTTCTGGTAGAGCCGAGCTTGATCTGTTTGATCGCTCCGCTTGAGATGAGGCGGTAGAGCGTGGGGCGGGACACTCCTGCGTACTTCGCGGCATCCTTCATGGAGAGATAGCCACCGCCGGTGGAAACGGCTGGCTGATTGAAGGTCTGTCCGTACGGCGCGAGGAGCGCATTGACGGCGGCGAGAATGTTATCGGGGATTGTCATAGGTCACCTCTTGGCTTTTATGATGATTGTGATGATGATGGCTGTTCCACACAGGAGGGCGAAGCACGTTGTGATGGCTTCGTAAAGATTAAGGTCTGCGTTTACTTGCATGGGAGGTCATCCAGGGTTTTGGTGTCTGTGATGGTATCGGGAGAAGGGATAAAGTCATTGCATTTCAGCTCCTCATCCGGCATGAAGAGAGCCATTGCAACCGGCCACGGCCAGTTCTTCAGACGGTCTGTGTTGCGAGCGCAGAACTTGCGTTGCTTGCATTCGTTGTTCGCGCAGAAACAGATGTCGTAGTTCATTTCTGTTCCTCCGTCTGTTTGAGCTTCTTCGCCATCTTCTCAAGGAAGCGGTTGTGGTCGAAAAGACGGCACTCAAATTCCCTATTTTCCCAATCGACGGACTTCTGAATCGCTTCAGCTTCGGTCGCCAAAATCGCTCCCTCTGTTGCGCTAAAGAATTCGTCTCTGTCAATGGTTCTATCGTCTTCTTGAACGTGGTAGAGCCTAATGAATCCATGGTCGTCTAGGCGAACGACAATCCATTTGCTTATGTGGCCATAAGCTTCAGTCCAAACGATGTCACCTGGTTTTGGAATCATTTCTTTCCCTCGCGTTTCTGTTTTCTGCGGGATGTATCGGCTTTCGCCTTGCATCTCCGGCAGCGTGTGATCGAATACTTCGGGAATGCGGTCGCAGGGAGCATCCGTCCGCACGACTGACACTTCATGAGGTCGGGTTGTTGATTTTCTTTCATGGTTCCTCCGTCCGTTTCGGAATGAAGTCGGTAATTTCTTTTTGGAAAGACTTCGAGTCTCTTCTAAGAACTCTCTCCTTGTCTTTCATGACGGCGGCGATGCAGGCGTCCTGGTTATCGAAGACCTCGTCGTCACGAAGGATTCTTTCTCTCATGACAAACTTCCCTCTATGGCGGAGGTATCTTTCCACTGTGTAATATGTCTCATCTTCGTCTTCGTCTATGTTCTTCACCCACCCGAAGCTGACAACCTCGGTGGAGTTGAGATAGTCGTAGTCTTGATCGACAAACCAGACAGTGTCACCTCTTTCGTATTCGCTCATGCCTTCAGCTCTCCTTTCAGTATCTGTCCGTAGGTGTAGACGGGGACTTTGAATCTTCGTGCGACTGCGGCTTCGAGGAGCGCGCCACGGGAGAACTGCCAGCCGGGGAGCATGACAAGGGCATCCGGTCGCATGGTCTTCGCGAGCACCCACACGTCGCGGGCGAGGAACTCAGCCCAGACTTCCTTCTCCGATGCGTTCTCATCGAAGGTTGGATACTCCAGGTCATGCGGGTTGATGGCGGCGAACCCCATCTGGCGCAGGCGGTGTTCCGCATCCTCGAATGCCTGACGGTTCAGGTCACGGATTCCGGTCATAGGACCGGAGAGGTAGAGTAGTTTCTTGTTCATTTCTTCTTCTCCTTCTTCTGGCGTTCCCAGTACGCCTTAGGGGATTCGAGGTAGTGTTTGCAGTCATGGAGCATCTCCGGGTATACCGGCTTCTTCGTGACGTAGCATGTGGGCTCACACGGGTCTTCGCTGAAGAATTTTCTTGTGACGCAGTAGTTGCAGGTCTTGCAGGTAATCATCTGTCAAACTCCTCTATTCTGCGTCCTATCCACTCCATGCAGTTCACGCACATGGAGTTGCCACATGCCTTGTATCTCGGGGCATCCGGGCACTCCTCTTCCGGCTTGCCGTTCCACGAGATGCGCGTATGGTTGTCGGGAAAGCAGAACAGGCGTTCCACCTCAAGAGGAGTCAATCTTCTGATTGCCGATTCGCTTGTGACAACAGGCGTGTAGTCTGTTATACGGTTTGCGTGATCCCCGTTGATGGTGTTGCCGTCAACACCATCACCATTGCCACGAGCATCTGTAACAATGACCCCGTGGAACTGGTCTTTGTCCGGCATACGGTTCTGATCTACACGTTGAGTAATCGTACTTGCTACATCCTCGCCATTCCAGAATATTTGAGCAACGAGGGTTCTTGTTGCACATCTCCGGTCGATTCCCTTGTAGTAGCAGGCATCGACTGAGTAGGAAGTGTCAACCTCGCTTGAGCAGTCAGAGCCTGTTCCAATACTTCCGGCAGCTTCTTCCCGCGTTTTGATGCGCGGTGGAGTATCCCACGACAGGCGGTCGGGCTCAAGTAATATTGAGGCGGCACGTTCCCAGTCTCCAAGACATCCGACAAGGAACACACGCCGTCTGCGCTGCGGCACGGCGAACGGAAAGCGGGGTGTTCTGGTAAACTGCGCGTCAAGCACCCGCCACGCGAGTCCGTAACGGTCCGCTCTGCGGTTCTTGACGATGCCTGCGTATTTCCATCCGGCTTTTGCAGGTTCGACTGTGTATCCGACGAACCAGGATAGAAGGGTAGCGAAATCGCGTCCGAAGTTGGAGCTAAATACGCCGGGAACGTTTTCCCAGACGAAGTATTTACAGCGCGATTCATAAGCCAGTCTGACAAAGTCAAGCGCGAGGGAGCTTCTTGCGCCTTCGAAGCCCGCTCTTTTACCCGCGACTGAGAGGTCTTGGCACGGGGTGCCTCCGACCAGAACGTCAATTGTTCCCACATAATCTTCTCCATGAATTTTGGTGAAATCCCCGAGGTTGGGGATGGTGCCGGTATCCGGCAGTTTGTTGATCTGTTTCAGCCACGACTCGCGCATCTTCCGGTCTTTCTCATCGGATGCTTCCGCAGGGTCGAGGGGGTGTAAGGGTTTTGTGGCATCGAACCGCTGCTGCAGGACAGCGCAGGGGAAAGGCTCGACTTCCGCGAAGAAGACGGGCTTCCATCCGAGCGGCATCCATGCGAGAGAGGCGGCTTCCACGCCGGAGCATACAGAGGCGTATCTCATTTGTCTTTCTCCTTGCGTCTTTCGAAGTAGTCGCAAGCCTCGTCGCCTCTGTCGACATAGTCGATGTATTCCTCGCAGAACAGCTTTTCAGTTTCGATGCAAGGTTCAGACCACTTGCAGTCTTCGCATATGTCGCTCATGCTTCACCTTCCTTTACCGGGACGCTGAATCCCTTGATGAGGTCGTCGATATAGACCCAGTTGATGACGAGAGACCAGTCGTATCCGTGTCCTTTCGGAAGGAACACGGAGAGGTAGGGCTCGTTCGTGTCGGATGTCCGCGCCATGTACCCGGCAGCGGGAAACGCGGGGTAGTCCCGGAACTTGACCAGGGCGAGGATGTTTCGGTATTCGGTTGGGAGTTCAGTCTTCATTGTTGTCCTCTGTGTGTTTGCGGTTTTTGCGGTGGCGTTCGATGTCCCACTGACGGAACTCCGGGTCTGTGCAGTAGCGGACACGGCGTTCGTAGTTGACTCGATCTGCGTTCTTTCTGTACCATGCCTTGTGCTGTCTCAGAAGGTGTGACCTGTGGCTGAGATAGTACCGGTGCATGTACTCTGCGAGCTCTTCCTTGGTCTTCATCGTTTCGCTCTCTTTCTCCGGTATTCTGCACTGCGCCGGTCGACCTCGTCCTTGTGTTTCAGATACCATGCACGCTTGTACTTCTGGATGTATGACTTGTTGTCCTCGTAGTATTTGTGCATGTAGACCTTGCGTTCTTCAGCGGTCATTCCCATCGGACACCTCGCTTTCTCCACGGGCTTTACGCAGTATGGCATTGATTCTGTCAAGCGAAATCTCGCCACAGTCCTCCGGGTCTTCGAGGATGTCCGCTATGCGTTCCAGCTCCGCATACATCTCCGGCGCGGCGGCGATGAGGGCGGCATCTGCTTTGTGGCAAATAAACTCGCAAATTAGTCCGTCATCATCCCCGTAAGAAATAGAATAATATTTCTGCCCCATTATATTATGTTCGGGAAAGATCGTACACGGCCCCGGCGTGAATTTAGGTTCGGTCATGCTTCACCTCTCGCTTTCTTCATGGCTTCCTCCGCGATCTTAACGGCGCTCTCAAAAGCGCACGGGTGTTTGTTGTCGCATCCTTGAAGACTGATTCCGATCTTCGCAATCTTCTGAAGGGCACGATACAAGTCCGTCGCTGAAGTCTGATCGACATACTCCAGTTCAAGCTTCTCAAGCGTCAACTTCGCGATGTCATCGTCAATTCTTCGGAAGAGATCGACAACGATCTTTGCGTCTTCAGCAAGGGTGTTTCCGCCTTCGTTAAGTTCGATGAGATTATACAGGATTTCCGCGAGAGCATCGGTTGCGGGGTTTGTGTCAATGCAGCCACTCATTTCTTCACCTCTCCAAAGATGGGTGTGATGGTTTTGCGGGACGGAACGATGCGCCCGCAGGTAAAGTTCTCTCGGATGCGTCTCGTACTCGGAGCTTCATCTCCGAACATGTCGGCGATACTGCCTTTGAAGAAGTTCCCAAGAAGGATGACTCTGCACGGGCATGCGCCGGAGTTGATGTCTTCGAGGAGACGGAACATCATCTCTCGGGAGCTGTCGGAGTTGACGGTCTTCCCGGCGCACTCGTCGATGATGCAGTATTCGTTCTTCCCTTCCAGGCGGAGGAAGAACGCCTTGATCGCGAACGGATCGTCATGGTCGCAGCGGACCTTCCGCCATTCGTCGAAGAGTTCCGAGAGGTAATACATCCCGACGGTGTGATTGTCACGGATGAGTTCTCTGACCAGGTATCCGGCGGACGTGCTCTTGCCGGTGCCGGTCTCCCCGGTCAGCAGGATGTTCTCACCGCGATGCGCGAGAAGCCAGTCTGCCACGTAGGGGATGATGGGTTTCCGTACCGCGTATGCGGGTCTGACTCCTGCGGAGATCACGGATTCATCCAGAGATGCTTCCTCGGAGTAATGGTTCCGTTCTTCTTCCTGTTCCTTCTCCCGGTCTTCGAGATCGTAGCATTCACTGCACTTCGCCGAATACTTCTTGCCCTGTCTCTCGAAGAGTTCCAGAGCAGAAAGGAGTGTGGTGACCGTGATGGTCTTCCCACAGCGGGTGCATTGGGTATCGAATGTCACCCATGGGTTTTCTTTTTCTTCCGATGTGTTCATATTCCGGTGTAGTCCTTTGCGGGTTTGATGTTTTTCAGTCTTGTCGGGAAGAGTCCCTGCCAGTCGTTCTGAATGCTCGTCTCGATGATACGGATGGCATCACCCGGATCATACTCTCCGAGCAGGTTCAGCTGCTTGACAGCGGCGAACCGGCTGACTTTCTTCCTGGTCTTCTTCCGATAGTCAAGCCATTCTCTCCATGCTGCACGGAAATCGTCATCATAGCGGAGATGATCTTGCATCAGAAACGCGAACTCTTCAAGGTCGGACGGATCGTCCGCCTCTAATGCGTATGCGTCCGTATCTGCGCCTGCGCTATTAAACCCTTCTCTTTTTTCTTGCTCTTTGAAGATAGGGGTATAGGGGGAAGGAACTTTCTCTTCTTTTGTCTCTTTTCTCAATGTTGCTTCAGCATTGCTTGAGCAATTGGTCGAGCAGTGCTTAGGCTTTGCTTGAGCAAAATTCCGCAAGTTGAGCTGGACTTCGCGTTTTTTCTGAGAAATTTCGATTGATTTTTTTGCGATTTCGTAAACGGTTTTCGTTTTGTTTTTTTCAAAAATCGTTTCTTTTTCGAAAAAAGCGTAATCAAGGATCGCCTCGTATAAATCGAGACGTGAGGACTTCGGAAGTGCCTGTATCAACTGGTGCCACATTTTGTAGAAAAATGTTCTTTCTTCCGGCATCGTCTGATCCTTACTCAGCGGCTCTGGTAGAGTTGACGAAGGTCTTCTCGAATTTGACACCGGGAATCGTGACAGAACCCTTAGTCGCCCGTGCAAGCGCATCCAAGGCTTTCTGGTTGACGATAAGGTATTCCCTAGGTACAAGAGAGGGGTCGACAACAACTGCGCTCCAAAGCTCCCGCATCGCGGTTCCCTTGGATTTTGGCATGACACTGACAGTAGCCTGCGCCAGAGTTGCGGCGATGATGGCTTCCTGCGCCGTCTCGCTGTCACCGGATTCCTCGGCTTCCGCCGCAAGGGCAGCCATGGACTCCGCTTCCTTCCGCGCCTTCTCTTCTTCCGCCGCGATCCTCTGCTGTTCGGCAGCATACCATCTGGTGGTAGCAACCTTCAGAGCGTTGATGCGGGTCTCGACCGGAGCCAGCATGGCTTTCTCTGCGTTGACGATTGCCTTGTGTGCGTCGGCAGCCTTCTTCTTGGGATCAGAGAAGAACTCCACGACTTTCTTCTTCTGTGCCTGAAGGCGGGAGATGAGACCGTTGGCGAGAGCGAAGGACGGCTGATCGATGACTTCGATCTCGGACTGTACGAGGGCGTTGATCTCTTTCTGTAGTTCGAGTTGTGTTTCCATGTGTGTGTTCCTTATTTCCATCTGTTGCGGATGAGATCGTGTTTGAGTCTCCAGCCGTAGTCTGCGCGGATGGCAAGCCAGACGAGGGGCTCGTAGGGGTAGTCGACCAGGATGCCTTCCCCGTCACGGGAGAGATAGTCGCACGTCAGACGGCGCGGTTTCTCCCGCATGTCAGGGTGGAGCATGAGCCAGTAGGCGGACAACTGAAGACCGTGGACGGGGCTCGGACTTCCGGTCTTGTGATCGTTCAGCCAGTCACCTTCGAACTCCTGGTCGATGCACCCGGCATAGTCATATTTCTCAGACCACGTCCGGTATTCGATGCGGATCGGCTTCTCCGGCAGATGACCGTCACGTTTCAGCGCGAGGTATCCATCAAAGTATCCACGGAGTTCCGGGTCGATGGTGTTCTCGTCGAGGTCGCCCTGCTCGTAGTACTCGATCATGGAGTGGACGGCGCGTCCGCGTTCCGCCGCGACTGCGAGAGTGTCAGCGGACACAAAGTCGAACTCGTACAGACCGACCGCACTTATGATCGTGGTTACGGACGGGATGATGCGCCCGTCAACACTGTACTGGTGCAGTTCTTCGTTGAAGAGGAGTTCAGGCATCAGAGGTCAACTCCTTCGGGGTTCGCCCCGCCGAAGCTTTCAAAAGCAGCGCAGACATCTTCGTAGAGATCACGCGGGATGTCACCGGAACGTTCAACGCCTGCGATCTCGAAGACCACGGAAGCCATGTCCTCGTTGGTCATGCCTTTACCCTTGCCGATCGCATAGAGGCGTTTCCGCTGGGCATCGGAGATGACATTGCCGGACGGAGCGGGAGTGGACTGCGGTGCAGGTGCGGGAGCTTTGCGTTGCGGAGCCTGGTAACGCTGAGCCGGTGCCTGTTCTTCGCGAACCATGTCCGCGACAGCCGGATCGTCCAGGTCCTGAACAAAGATGTCGGAGCAGGCGGTAGCGGTGAGGCAGAGGTCGACCAACGCTCTCTTCTTCGCCATCTTGAGCACGGTGTTGAGGATGTCTGCAGGATTCTGTCTGACCTGTTTTTCCTCGTAGACCTGACCGTTCTTCTTGATGTAGGCGATCTGTCTGCGGGTCGGTTCGGCGTTCTCATATTCCGCATCGCAGACTGCGCGACGCCATTTGTATTTCTTCTCGGATGTGGAGGCTTCTCCGACACCGTATCCGACAACGTTGCCGGTCGGGATGTGAACGCCCTTCACGGTGACACGGAACTCGGTATCGAAGCCGTCGAATTCGCGTTCGACTTCCGGTTCGGGGCTGATACGGAAGAGGGTCATGATGAGCTCCGCTCCGGGCTTCAGCAGTGTCGGCTTGTCTCCGCAACCGGGAACTGTGCCGTAGTGGCATCCGGGTTTCATGAGACGCTTCATGCATTCCTGGATCACCTGAATCTGCGCGGTGAGTTCCGCGACGGTGGCAGGCTGCATCAAGTTGCCTTCCATCGGAAGGTTCGAGGTGTCGATTGTTGCGACGGCGGTTGTTGTGTCTGACATGTTGTGTCCTTTCTGTGGGTTATCTGTAAGGGGGAATGAATAAGCTGATGATGATTGTGATGGCTACCGCGACCGAGATGATGCAGAGAATGGTGATCGCGCTCATACGTGCGGGGCCTCCTGATGCACCTCGGGATTCCATGAAGCATTGCAGACCATGTAGTCCTTGAGGTAGATTCGGTCTGAAGTACGCTTGCAGATCATGTTCGTGACCGAGGAAGCGGCGCGTTGCGCGGTCATGGAGATGTAGGCGGCTGCATCCTTAATCCGAAGAAACATGTGTTCCTCTCCGCCGAGATCGATGACTGTCACATGCTTGCCTTCTTTGCGTTTGACGATTCGTTTCGGCGGTTCGACCGGATGAAGGATGAGATACTCTTCAGGTGTACCTTCGAACTCTACTCCGTTCTCAGTCCATTTCATTTGTGCTGTGCTCCTTTCCGCATGTCATCGCTGAGCATCATGCCGAGGAAGATGACGGTGAAGATGACGGCGAGCAGAAAGAAGCCCACGGTCACGACTTCGATGATTGTGTCATGCATTGGTTCTGTTCCTTTGTGTTGGTTATTGGCTGGTGAGGTTAATGTAGCATTCGTTTTTTTTGCAAGCGGGCGGGGTTATTTTGTGATTACTCTGCCGACCTTGCGCTTGTTCTGGCACGAGCGGGTAAAATTTTTTCCGCCGCCTGCATCGTGAGGTAGCGCATGAGGTCAGAGTTGCTTCCGCGTTTCAGCTTGTCCTTGAGCTGTTCAACGACCTTCATTTCTGACCTCGTTGCGAACCAAGAGATGTGTGTTTTACGTTCAACCATGTTTCCTCCTTTCGGATTTGCGCTTGTTCTAACCATAATATGCCACTGTTCTCGCAAAAGTCAAGCCTATATCTCGATTTTTTTTGATTTTTTTTGTTACGGTGCTATCTTATTGCTCGGAAACCACACAAGGAGGACACCATGACGCTTGCAGAAACAGTACGAGAAATCATTGACAGCGAACACAGGTCCGGCTTGACACAACAAAAGATTGCCGACCGACACAACGTTTCGCGGTCGTACATTCAGAGCCTTCTCACGGGCAGATGCCCATACGAAGGAATCACCCTTGACTCGTTGTCGAGGATGTTCCCCCGTGCCTCGCTCAACTTGACCGGCACCGGCAACATCACGCAGGTTGCATCGAACGTGAGGGTGCAGAACGGGAGCGTGAACTCAATCCAGCAGGGGAAGACCGCAGAGCAGTTCCGGCAGGAAGCCATCATGAAGATGCTTGAGCTTGACCTTGACGGAGATACCCTCAAGTCCGTGCTGACTGCACTGAAGGGGATTGAGGTGTAAAAAAAGAGCAGAGATGCGGCAACATCTCTGCTCAGAGGGAAGTAGAGCGCCAACTCTGCATCCCATGCGGTGCTATGTTCACCGCAGACCAAAGTTTCAAAGAAAACCGAGGGGAACCTCCGCCCAGAGGTTGTGGTCGTGTTTGAGCATCACGCCCCTCGGAAGGAAAGGTGTGGTCTAAGACCGGATGAATCGCTGAACTCTACAAGCCCCAGCGAAAGCCCACACCCCACACAAAGGAATGGTATACTATACCTCGCGGTGTCTGTTCTGTCAAGCCGTAAGTTATGGCAAAATCGCATTGGTTAAGCTCACGCGAAACAAATCCGTCAAGCACAAACTGAACTCAGGCTTGAATTTAATCAGTGGAAACTGGGCTTGTGTGTTTGCGTTTCCTTCATCGAGGCTGTATGTTAGCTTACAGTCAACCGAATAGGAAAGGAGCGCAGATGAGAGAACGATCTATGTTCATGCCGTACGAGCGTAAGGGGGCGAAGACACGCCTCGCCAAGTACATTGGATGCTCGAAAGCCTATGTCACGCAGATGTTCAACGGAAGCCGTCCACCCTCACTGGATGCGGCTGCCAAGCTCGAAGTCTACTTCATACGCGTAGGCATCCCGGTCACACGATGGGATATGCTGTACGGACGGGAGAAGGGGGAGGGGATCGATCACCTGGTCCGCCGTGTCATCGAGGAGAAAAAGCAGAAGGCAGAGAAGCATGCCCCAGCCAGAATTCCAAGCCTGCTCAAGTGAGGAATACTCTGCTGCGGAGTTGGGCGAGATGGAACTGAACGAGGCGGAGTTTTTTATAGACGGTCTTCTTCCTTCCGGTCTGAGCTTCATCGCGGGACCGCCCAAGTTCGGGAAGACCTACCTCAACCTTCAGCTCGCTGTGAGCATAGCATCCGGGGAAGACTTCCTCGGTCGGCGTGTGCTGAACAGATGCCCGGTGCTGTATCTCTACCTTGAGGGGGATGCCGCCCAGGTCAAGCGCAGACTGCATGATATCTACGGTGATGGAAAGCAATACCCGCGCGATCTCATCTTCGTCCACAGCATCGAGCCGTACGGAGCGGTGGCGCACATCGCGCACCTCATTGTGAAGTACAATCCCGGCTTAGTCATCATCGACACGTGGCAGCTCATCCGAAGCGAGTACACGAAAGCTCGGAACATGACGGCGTACATGCGGGAGTACAACGAGCTGACCGGACTCCGGCAGGAGCTCTGCAACAAGATGGGGGTGTCCGTTCTGCTGACGCACCATACAAAGCAGATAGGCGGACGGGAGAAAGCGTTCGATGATCTCAACCGGCTGAACGGTTCGACTGCTCTCAGCGGGTGCGCGGATGCAGTCCTGCTTCTCTCCGGCACACGTGGAAACAACCGCATCACACTGACGGCGCATGGCAGGAACTTCGAGGACGCGGAGATCGTCCTGGAGAAGACAAAGCCGATGGGATGGAAGGCTGCCGCGACCGGGACGGAATTCCAGCGCCGTCTGGCAGAGGTCCTGAAGAGTCATGCACTCGGCGTGTCACTGGAACAGCTCCGCACGATCCTACCGGAGTATCCGTACAACAGCATCTGGATACAGCTGAACCGATGGAAGGCGGCGGGGAAGATAACGAAGGAAGGGCATATCTACCGTGTCAAAAGAAAAGATAATTAGTGCCACAAAAATTGACAGGGCTCTGAAAAGCTGTCAATTTTCAGGGGTAAAACAAGGCAAAATTGACAGCCCTTGAGGGCGCGTGCGCGCGTGCGAAGATGTATATATATATTTAAATATACTGCTCTGTCAATGCTGTCAATTTGTCAATAGTACCGAGAGGAGGTCAAACTTTTTATGGAACGATACCAAGTCATCCTGGCACTGGACCAGGCTACCACCACCGGCTTTGCCATCACAGACCGAGACGGACGAATCCTTGACTCCGGGGTCTGGCATCTCGCCGATCCGAAACGAAGCGGGGAATCACGCGGCATGCGCTACATCCGGTTCGAACATGAACTGAAGAACACCATCAAGAACTGGCAAGTCGGTCTTATCATCCATGAACAAACATTACTCCGAGGCGGTGCCGCCACAGAGATCGCGAACGGATTAAAGGCTTTGATCCTGAAGACCGCTGTCGAATGCAACATCGAAGTGTCGTGTGTTCACACCAAAGAGCTGAAGAAATGGGCAACCGGCAACGGGTCAGCCGACAAATCTCTCATGATCCAGACGGCTACACGATACATGACAGAACAGAATCAACGATACGCCGTCTGCAAGCCGTCTCCCATCGACGATAACGAAGCAGACGCAGTCTTGATAGGGTTATGGGCTTCCTCGCAATACGGGGCGTTTCCTGCGCCTGTATTCGAGAAACAAAAAAAGACCCCGAGAAAGAAATCCTCGGGATCGAAGAAAAAACAGAAAGCAGTTCCTGAAAGCGTTAATGAAGACCTCTTTTCTTTTGGTGGACTGTGAACAGAATCATCGGAACCTCTTTCTTCAGTTCCTCCATGTGATATGCCACACGCTGCGCGAACAGATGAAGCTTCGCAGTCGTGCGTGTGCACGGTCTGTAGTGCCTCTTCGCATTCAGGATGATCGTCATGTCCATGCCGAGATCCTTCATGTGTTTCTTCGTCATGTATCTTCCGAGGTATTCCAGGTCAGCCGCGATCATGTCGCACCGCTCTTTGTATGACATCTGCTCGACTTTATACGCGAACGTTTCTTCCTCGATGTTCGTCTGTGCCTGCTCGGCAGTGTCGAAGACACGTATCTCTTCGGACACAACGACACTCATCTCTCCGACATTATGCCTGCCGTAGAAACGCCTGTTCTGAGTGTCATCCGGGACAGGCACGATATCCGTGAAGGACACCTTCCCGGTCTTCGTGTCACGCGTCACCTTGAATGCGTATTTCATCCTTCCTCCGTGTGTTAAAAGGGACAGCCGAAGCCGTCCCCGTTGATCGTGCTGCTTAATATAACACTCGTTTCCGAGAATGTCAAGCGCCGAGTCTGTTACTGGCAAAGCTGACACGTCCTGCGGACTCGTATCCGCTGCCGTATGCGGACGAGCTGTAGCTGAAGCTGCTCCGCCGTCCCTGATGCGTGTGCAGGTTGTCAGTCATCCATCCCTTCCGGACCACGAGCTTGTTCTGCACGACGAGCGCATACTGATTCCGCTCTTCTTCCGTTGCCGTGCTCTGGAAGATTTCCATCGCGCGTTCGCGAATCCTTGACGCCGCTCCGAGATACCACGACTTCTGGTAGTATTCGATGTTGTAGCTCCATCTCCAGACGTTATCCGCTTTGTACTGCTTCCACATCTTCTGAAGCTGTCCGCGGATCAAGTCATGCAGGACATCGAACAGCTCCGCGTCTTCCCTGGTTCCGATGATCTCGAAGAAACACTGTCTGTAGTCCTTGACAGTCACAAGCTCGCATCCGAGAGCATGCGCGATCCCGAGCGCCAGCCGTCTTTCCCAGAGCGTGAAGCTTGCCTTTCTCTTGTACACCGGGAACTCTCCGATGACACTGTCTTTTTCTTCCTGCGCGATCTCGTCAATGCTGACTCCGATCTTGGCAGCGAGGCGCATAGCCGCAGCCATAGCCTGCTCCGCTTCGCCTTTGTACATCGTCTTGTTTCCCAGGTTCATGAGCTTTCTGATCTTGTCGATTGTTTTTTCGTTCTCAGACATGGTAGTGTCTCCTTTGTGTTATGGGTTGAGGTTCTCAATGTAGGGGACCGGATCGATCCCCTAACTTGAAAGTCTCAGCCTTCTCTGCTGTGCTTCTCGATCTTGTAATCGTCCCAGGCGCAGTCATCGAAGTCGCGTTCATAGTTCTCCGCTTCCACATCTTCGACATAGTCCAGTCCGAAGTTCGTCCAGCTTCCGTTGTCGATGAGGATCACGGTCTCGTCATCGTATTCCTCCAGAGCTTCGCGGAGCTCTCCGACAGTCATGGCTCCTTGGTTATTTTTCGCATTTGCGTCCGGGTGTACGTAGTAGCCCGTGCGGTTCAGTCTGATGTAGTTCATGCCGTCTTCCTTTCCTCGTTGTGATCCACGATGTAAGTCACACCGTTGCACGTCATGCTGATGATACCGCTGAACCTTGCTTGACGATATCCGCCCTTCGTCGCATCATAGAACTTGAAGCGATCCTTCAGCAGCGCCATCCGCTGTGTCTCTCCGATGCCCTTCGGGGCCATGTCCGGATCAGCAGGGTTGTGCACACCCATCATCGCGAGCGCCCGTCTCAGCGTGCCGTCCTTTTTGATAAAGGACACTGCGATAAAGCGTCCCCTGGGAAAACTGCGGACAGTATCCGCGATCTCCGTTTCTCTGATTGTTTTCGTCATGGTCTTGTACTCCTTTGTGTGTTGTTATGTGCCTTAGTAGACACTGATGTGTGCAGCATAGAATGTCGCGAGGTACGCCAGAGCCTTACAGCCTTCCGAGTCTTCCGGCCCCTGGATAATTCCGTCCGCGATATATTCCCGCAGGATATCGCTGGGGCTCTCTCCGCGTCTGATCCGCATTGACATTTTCAATGCGAGCTTTTCCGCCGGTCTTAATTCTGGATGATCCATAGTGTGATCCTTTCCGTGTGGGTTATGGGTTAAAGGTCTCTATGTATGGGACCGTATCCGATCCCATAACTAGAAGCTTTTAACAATCTATTCCCAGGTTTGCCATCCTCATTTTGTGCATTTGTTCATAGAATGCCCGATAGCATTTTCTTGAATTCTCAAGTATTTCCTGCCATTGTTCATGCGGGCAGCCATCCACATCCACGAGCCCACGCCCGACGGCCTTTTCTGCCTTGGCTAAGTCCTCGACGATCTTTTCCAGGGTAAAGAATTCTTTTTGTTCTACCATTGTTTATACCTCCGTATTAGAGTTTTGAATCGTTCGCGATCTCTTGTAAAATCTTGATGTAGTCCGGCATTGTGTCCGCTGTAGTCTCTACAGCTGTAAACATCCTACGTATCATTTCAAAAAACCGATACATTCTTTTCCTCCACGTCGATATATCTCTTCAATGTTTCTTCGAAGATTCGATATTCGACTTTACCGCATTCGTAACGATTCGCGTTTATGATATTTCCCGTATACGTACGCCCGTATTTTGTGCAAATTACATGCTGTCCGTTTTTATACAGCGGAACCGGAAAAAGTCTTGTTATGTATTCCATTTTTACCTCTTTTCTAGAGGGCCCGCAGGCCCTCTCTTTTCTGGTTAATAGTTTTTATGGATCATGACAAAGCTTTATATCAATGCTCATCATTCCATGTCGGCTCGCCGTAGGGACAGCCGTGGCCCGTAACGGCGCATTTGTGGCAGTCTCCGTCGCAATGGTGCATACCTTCAAACTGTTTCGGATCGTCGCCCTTAAGGCAAGTCACAAATACCGGCGCATTGTGCGGATTATCGATATCCTCTACGTTCAATTTGCTGTACATGATCTCCAGATTTTTCGGCTTGTCAAGATAGTACGGGTTAACCAGCGAAAACATTTTAGTATACGTGTAGAAATGCCAGGCCGGAAACATGCGCGCGGTTTCATACATTCCCATGAGATACCGCACGTCCTGGATCTCTCCGGCCACGTGCCAGCGGAAGAAACGAAACGCATTATCTTTCTTGTCTTCGGCCGCGATCCGCTGTTGAATATCCTGGAAATATTTGTCCGGATCCGCCTTGTAAAGAATCGTGTTATCCGCCCAGGCCTGCAGCGCCTCTTTTCTAAAATTCGCAATACGGATCGCGTAGCAATATTCAGCACATTTGGCGCAATTGCCGCACGTGTACAGCGGCAGCGTGCTGACGTTCAACATGGCGCCGATCTTTTTGTTTTTTACGGACACGTGCATGCGCGTTTGTGCATGCCGCGCTTCAGCTGGTAAACGTTCGTGTGATAATTGGGCATTGTGTGATCCTTTCGTGTTTTGTTTTGTGTTTCGGGTTGTACCATATAAACAACATGAAACACGATAATTCCGCGCAAAACAAAAAAAACAAGTAAAAAACATTTGCATCTTGTTAACGCCCATTTGCCGTATACACGCGCGACATATATTATAATACGCGATAGGTTGATAACCTGATTGATTAACCTCAGTATAATGGCATTGTGCAAATGTTGTGCAAATAATGCCATGTTGCAGAGAATAACAGCAGGGTAGATTGAAGACGTGAGCGGGCGCGCCACGCAGGCCCGCGTGAACCATGAAAGGACACCAAGGTATGGCAAATTATGAGCTTCAGGGGGTGGCCCCCCAAAACTCCGCGCCAGATACGCCGGGGGTGTCCTTGTCTCTTTTCGAGCGTTCCTTTTTAGACCAGATGTTACACGCGTTCTTGACGGTGTGGCAGGTAAAGAAGAAGGACTACCGTACTACGAATGAGGAGTACGAGGATGACGGTCCCAAGGCTCGGAAGAAGAGAGAGCGTGCTGAGGCTAAGAGATTGGCTGAGAAGGTCGACCAGGGTAGTCTTGAGAAGCTGGTTCCTGAGTGTCGGACGATGCGGACGTTGTACAAGATGGGTAACCGGATTGGTCTCAGTCGGGAAGAGGTGAATTACATCCGGGAGTGGATTATTCTGAGGGGGGTACACTGGTTATCCTGTGAGGGAGTCGGGTTAGGGGAAGACATGAAGGCCCGGCTGATGTTTCGGAATCCGCTTGTGAGGAAGATCATTAATGCGGCATCGGAGAGGGGGATGTGTGTCGGGACTACGGCTTCGAGGGAAGAGGTTCTGGATTACTATACTCAGAGGATGAGGAGTACGATTCTGCCGGAGGTGTTTAAGGACAATGCGGCGGATAAGTTAGCGAAGATGCTGGGGTACTATCCGAAGGAAGGGTCCGGTGGGGCAGGGACTGTGAATGTCCAGATTAACTGTGTGAATCCGTATGGATCGGAAACGTCTGCGGAGGTAGTCGATGAGAACTGAGGTGAAGAATGTGAAGATCGCCTTTGAGCCTCATCGGTTCCAGAAGGAAGCCAAGGGTATTCTTTCCTTATATAGGTTTGTTGTATTAGTGTGTCACAGACGCTGGGGGAAGACGGTGTTTGCGGTGATGGAACTGATCCTCGCGGCTCTGTTTGCTAAGGTGTCTGATTTCAGAGGGGCGTATATTGCGCCGTTCCGTAAGCAGGCGAAAGACGTGGCCTGGGACTACTTCAAGAAGTACGCCAAGGTCATCCCCGGGATCAGCTTCAATGAGACGGAGCTGACGGTGACTTTCCCGAACGGAGCTCGAATTACACTGTACGGTGCGGATAACGCGGATGCACTCCGTGGTCTTTACTTCGACTATGTGGTCATGGACGAGGTAGCGGATATGAAGCCGTATGTCTGGGGAGAGATTGTTCGACCGGCTCTGGCAGACCGTAAGGGGCGGTGTCTGTTTATCGGGACCCCGAAGGGGATGAACCTCTTCTTCGAATTATATAATAGAGGTAATGGTACGGGAGAGGACGGCTGGAAGAGTATGGTCTTCCGGGCTTCCGATACTGTGAATAAGTTACGGTGGATTACCTCTGAGGAACTCGATAATGCGCGAAGGGATCTGACGGACGCCCAGTACCGGCAGGAGTTCGAATGTGACTTTAACGCGAGCTGTGACAATACTCTGATCCCCCTGGATGTGATCTATAAGGCGAAGGGGAAACACCTGAGAGAAGAAGACTACTGTAAGGCCCCGCTGGTGTTCGGCGTGGATGTGGCGAGATTTGGGGGAGACGCGTGTGTGATTCAACCCCGGCGGGGCCTTGCAGCTTTTCCGTATACCAGAATTGTCGGGATCGACAATATGTCCTTTGCCTCGATTCTCCATAGACGGATTGTCGCGGAGAAGCCGGATGCGGTGTTTATTGACGCGGGCAGGGGTGAAGGTGTGATTGACAGGCTCCGCCAGTTAGGGGATGTCGTGATCGAGGTCCCGTTCGGTGGACAGGCTCTGGACCACACTGTGAACGGGTACGCGAACAGACGGGCCGAGATGTGGGATAATCTGAGGAAATGGCTTCAGTCTGGAGCCGCTATCCCGGATGACTATGAGCTGACCAAGGAGCTGGCTGCCCCGACCTACACCTATGACGGGCAGAGCAGATTGAAGCTGGAAACCAAGGAGATCATCCGGGAAAGAGTCGGGTTCAGTCCTGACAGAGCGGATGCCTTGGCGTTGACGTTTGCGGAACCTGTCGTTGCGGCAGGTGACACTGAGATGTATGCGGATGCCGTAGGATGCGACTTCTGCAGAGACGATTACACGTGGGAGGTGTGAAGATGGGAGCTGTACCTCAACCTAAGGCCGTGGAAACCCCTCCGCCTCCTGAGACGGTGCGGAGAGCTGACGCGGATGCGCGGAAGACAAGAGCGGTCGGGAAGGCCGGTGCCATGAAGTATGGACCCGGGGGAAGTGACATTACGAAGGGCGCTCTGGCGATGACCGGTCCCGCCCTGCTGAAACAGAAACTCGGAGGCGGAGGACAGTAAGATGGCGACTGAGATGAGTCCGATTTCACGTGTCAGGAAGCACTTCGAGGAACTGGTGAATGCCCGCAGATCGTGGGAACCGCGCTGGAAAGACATCCGTGACCTCGTCGTTCCTGCCCGTGGGCGTGCCCTTGACGGGCTGACGGAGGAGGAAGCCAATAACGGGTTCCGGCATGACAAGAGAATCAATGCGACGGCTTCCAGAGCCCTGAAGGTATTGAGCGCCGGTATCCAGTCCGGTGTTACCTCGAAGGCGCGTCAGTGGTTCGTGCTGTCCTACCCCGATGAGGGGATCAATAACTACAGACCCGTGCGGGAGTGGTATGACGAGGTCCAGGCGATCCTCGAAGGACTCTTCCGCCGTACCAATTTCTATAGCGCGTGCCTGCACACGTACGAGGAGATGGCGGGATTCGGTCAGGGGGCTATCGCCATCCTGGAACATCCCGATGATGTCTTCTACTGCCGTCAGTTCACGACAGGGACCTACTGGATGGGAGCCGATGAGTACGGGGAGATCGATACGTTCTTCTACCGGGAAATCCTCACAGTCCGGCAGATGGACCAGAGATACGGGGAGAACCTTCCTGATACGATCAGACAACAGGTGGAAACCGGACGGCTTGAGGATAAGTACACGGTCGTCGTGGGTGTCTTCAAGCACCCGGAAGTCTACGGGCTCAAGAACGATGAACGCAGACCTGTGGCGAGTGTCCACTTCCTCGACAAGGTGACTCCGGGCGGAGGAGAAGACAAGTTCCTCAAAGAGTCGGGATACAAGTCCTGGCCGCTGATGACTCCGAGATGGGACGTGGTGGATGCAGATGTGTACGGCACCGCCCCGATGTTCGATGTCCTCGCGGACACGAAGACCCTGCAGGCGATGGAGTCGGACATCCTGAAGGGAGCGGCGAAGATCGTCACCCCGCCGATGAGAGCCCCGTCCTCCATGCGGAGAAGCGGAATCAATACGGCTCCGGGTGCAGTGAACTACGTGGACAGCCTTGCGCAGGATGCGATGGCTCCGGTGTACACGGTTCCGCTCGACATCAACAGTGTCCAGGCGAAGGAGAACATGCTGATCCAGGACATCAAGGAAGGGCTGTATAACAGTCTCTTCCTCGCGCTCCTGATGCAGGATAATCCGCAGATGACGGCCCGTGAGGTCACGGAACGCCACGAGGAGAAACTGCTGATGCTCGGACCCGTGCTGGAGCGCATCCACGGAGAGTTCCTTGACCCGGTCATCCACAGAGTGTTCCAGATCGCGTGGGATGCGGGACTCATTCCGCCCCCGCCGGAAGAGATCGGAGCTGATGCGGCTACGACCATCGAGTACATCTCCATCCTCTCGCAGGCGCAGAAGGCTGTCGGTGTGAACCGGATCGAGCAGAGTGTCCAGTTCATCGGAGCCCTGATGGCGGCAGTCCCGGAAGCACGTCACATGCTGAAGCCGTTTGAACTCGTGACGCAGTACAACCAGATGATCGGTTCGCCGGTCAAGCTATTTGCGTCCGAGCAGGAATACGATGCCGCAGTCCGTCAGGAACAGCAACAGCAGCAGATGGCTGCGGAAGCTCCGGTGGCGGAATCGATGGCGAACGCCGCGAAGGCGATCGGTGATGCGAACATGGCGAATGTGCAGTCGCTCCTCGGCGGCGCACAGGGAGGTCCGATCCTCTGATGACTGCTCTTGAAGTACAACTGGAAACCGCGATGGAACACGCGATGGAGAACACGGAGACCCGGTGTCTCCTGTGGCACATCGTGACTGATATTCTGCATACGTTCGAGCCCGGATATTCCCACAACGCGACGGCTTACAGTCTGCTCGCGAAGAAGGAAGCCGGACTTCGGATACTCGACTGGATGAAGCAGGTGTCCCCGAACGGGACATTCCTTGCCGAAACCGAATACAAGAACCTACTCGACACTGAAGAAGGAGAAGAGAACAATGGCTGAAGGTGACATCAACGCCACGGCGGCTCAGGAACCAACCGCACCCGTCCAGGCAGCAGGTACACCGAATCCCGCTCCCGCCCCCGCACCGGCACTGAACGATGAGGGTAACACCCCCATTATCCAGCCGGGAGAAGGCGAGAAAAAGCCGGATGAGGGCAATGAGCCCATCATCACCGCACCGAAAGAAGAAGACAAGAAGCCGGAGGGCGCTCCGGAGAAGTACGAATCGTTCACGGTACCTGAAGGATTCAAGCTCGACGAAGCGCGCGTGACTGACATGTCGAACCTGTTCAAGGAGCTGAACCTGACTCAGGGCAACGCTCAGAAACTCGTGGATGCGTACTGCAAGTACGCGCAGGAACAGGCTTCGGCCCAGCAGAACGCCGACATGGAAATGCGGAAGACGTGGAGAAACGAGATTCGTTCCCGCTCCGATTTCCGTGAACAGCGCGCCCTCATGGAGAAGGGGTTCCGCCTGCTCGTCAAGACGGACAAGCAGAAAGCCCTGTTCGCGAATACGGACAGCTGGCTGTCGGATTCCCCGGAACTCTTCGACCTCTTCGTGTCCGCAGGAAGACTGGTGGCGGAAGACAATATGTCACGCCCGACCAGTCAGCAAGCACAACCGACGGAAGCGCAGATCAACATGGCTCGCTTCCCCAACCTATAAAGGAGGTAAAACATGAACTACCCTTCCATTCTCGAAATTGCCCGTGGCAGCGGTAACGCTTCCATCTCGACCATCATCGAAGTCCTCAACCAGTCCAACGAAGCCCTGCAGGACATCCCGTGGATTCCCTGCAACAGCGGACAGACCCACATCACCACGATCCGCACCGGCCTGCCGACTCCGACCTGGCGCATGCTCAACATGGGCGTGCCGAAGTCCGGTTCCACCCGCGCGCAGATCAAGGCGAACTGCGGTATGCTCTCTGCCTATTCCGAAATCGACGCCAAGGAAGTCGAACTCGCGAAGAAGGGTGCGAACGGTCAGGAAGGCGCTGCGAACTTCATCGCGCAGGAAAACGCCGCTCAGATCGAAGGCTTCGGTCAGGAAATCAGCCGTGTGATGTTCTACGGCGATGCTTCCAAGCCGCAGGAACCCGTGGGCTTCTCCCACTACTACAGCAAGGTCGGCACCGCTTCGACCCCGTACACCGACAGTGCGTTCAACTGCATTGACGGCGGCGGCACCGGCAGTGACAACACCTCCGTCTGGTTCATCAGCTGGGGACCGACGACTGTCCACGGAATCTATCCTGCCGCCTCCACGGCTGGCTTCAAGGAAGAGTTCCTCGGCAAGCACACGACCCAGGACAGCCTCGGCGGCCAGTTCGAAATCTTCCGCACGCACTATGAGTGGGATGCCGGTTTCTGCGTCCGTGACTGGAGAGCTGCCGTCCGTATCTGCAACCTCGACATGAGTGACCTCGCTGCCGGTGGCGATGATGCCGCCGACCTGCTCAAGCTGTTCACGAAGGCCTACTACCGCCTGAAATATCGCGGCTACTCCGGCCAGAACGGCGGTGTCCGCACTGCGATCTACTGCCGTCCGGAAATCCTTGAGTACCTCGACAACCAGACCATGAAGAAGTCGAACCTCCAGCTGACCTACAGCGACATCCAGGGCAAGCCGGTTCTGAACTTCCGTGGTATCCCGATCCGCGTCCAGCAGTCCCTGCTCGCGACCGAAGCCCGGGTTCTCTAATTCAACCACAGATCATAGGAGGAAATAACTATGGCTATTCTCGATGCAAAAACCGTGTTCGCGAATAACGCGAGCATCGCCGGTTCTTCCGGCTCTACCGTGATCGAAGGCTCCACCACCTGGACTGGTGCCATCGCTGATGGCGGCGTTCAGATCGTCGACCAGGAAAAGGCCGGTGACGCCGTCGGTCAGGAACTCACGATCAAGGCTGTCGTCGGCGGTACTGCCGCTGTCGTCGGCGGTTCCACTGCCGCCACCATCCAGTTCAAGCTCCAGACTGGTGACACCACTTCTGCTTTCTCGGATCTTCTCCTTTCTGCCCCGAAAGCGGTCGATGGCGCTGCCGTCGGCACTGTCCTGGCTGAGTTCCGTGTTCCGTCCGGCTCGAAGCGCTACCTGCGTGTCGTCGGCGTCATCGATGGCGCTTCGATTACGTCCGGCAACGTCAGCGTTTACGCCACGCGTGATCTCTGATGAGGTACATCGCGCAGCAGGACGGATTCATCGACTCGCACTACGTCTGCATGGGCGAAGAGTTCGAGTATGATGGAAAGACTCCGAGCTGGGCGAGACCTCTTGACGGCGAAAAGAAACCGGAGCTGACGCTCACCGCCGATGCTCCGGTGACTCCGAAAAAAAGACGCTCCCCCAGCAGAACAAGAAAACCGGCTATGGCAGAAGCCTTAGCCACAACCTAAGGAACAGCGAACATGGCTACCGGCAAACTTGATATCATCAACCTTGCATTAATGCGTATCGGGGAATCTCCGATCCAGTCTCTGGAAGAGGGTTCCACGCCCGCAAACTCGGCGAAGGCTCTGTACGACATGTCGCGCAGGGCAGTCCTCCGAGACTTCGACTGGTCTTTCGCGATGAAGACTTCGAGCCTTCCGCTCCTGGCGGATGAAGGAGAGGAAGCCGGTGTCTATGTGTGTTCCGTTCCTGCCGACTGTCTCCGCGTCGTACAGGTGCTCCGTAGATACGAAGCGAACATTGCGCGCGGGACAGCCGGTTTTTACACCTCGAACGAATGGTTCCGTGTCCAGGGGAACAAGCTCTATGTGAGAACTCCGGTCCCGTATGTGCGCTATGTCCGGGACGAAGAGAACACGAACCTGTTCGATGCAAAGTTCATCGAGGCCCTCAGCTACAAGCTGGCGGGTGAACTGGCGATGCCCGTGCGTCAGAGCGAAAGCCTGATGGCATCCATGCTCAATGCATACCAGGGTCTGGTCGGCACTGCGGCGGAAGAAAGCCAGAACGAACACGAACCGGCACTGAGCCAGAACCCGTATGTCGAGGTGCGGTATGGCAATTAAGGTGCTGCAGAACAATTTCACGACCGGCGTGATAAGCCCGCAGGTACGGGCGAGGGTAGACCTCGCGAAGTACGAGGGCGCATGCCAGGTCATCAAGAACGCCATCGTCATGGCTCAGGGCGGTGTGACGAAACGCCCCGGAACGCGGTATGTGGCGCAGAGCTCGGACGGGCTCCTGATCCCGTTCGTGTACTCCCGCACACAGAGTTACGCCCTGCTGTTCACCGATCATAAGGTGGAGTTCTTCACGCACGAGGGACAGGTGATGGACGGGAAAAACCCGTACACTGTCGCGTCCGAATACGCGCTGGAAGACCTCCCTCTTCTGAAGTTCGCGCAAAGTGCGGACGTGCTGTATCTGACGCATCCGAAGCACCCGCCGCGGAAACTCATGCGGTACGATCACACGGACTGGCAGTTCGAGGACGTAGAGTTCATGCCAGCCATTGAACCGCCGGGAGACGTCGACGTCGAAATCACCGGCTTCACGGACTCCTCCGGCACGTACCTCAAGACTATCACTGAATACAAGATCGCGGCTGTCAATGCAGACGGGGAGGAATCCCTGCCGAGCGAGGCGGCATCCGCGATGACTCTTTCCACATGGCCGCAGGGTGCACGTGTCACGCTCGACTGGGCGGATGTCCCCGGCGCTGTCCGCTATGAAGTCTATAAGAATCAGCATGGCTGGTTCGAGTGGGCGGGAAGCACGGAGAAGAGCTTCTTCGAGGATGACAATATTGAACCGGACAGCAGTATTTCTCCGAAGCAGTACCGGAATCCGTTCCATGCACCCGATACTCCGACGATCTCTGTGAGCGGGAGTGAAACCTATGAGGTGCGTGTTTCCGCAGTCAACTCCGGCGGCGCTGAGTCCGTGGCATGCGCTACCGTCCTCGGAACGACCGTCACGATCACTCCAGAGAAGGACGTGGAGTTCTACAACGTTTATTACAGACTTCCGGGCGACCGCTGGAAATATACCATCGCGACTCAGAGCGAAGCGGAAACCCGTTTCGAGGTGAACAACGGGCTCGGTTCTGATGTTGCGGCGGTCTACGAGAGAAAGCCCGTGGAAGACGGCATCGCCAAGAACGGCAATCCGGTCTATGCGTGGAAGCTCGTGGAGACAATCTCCGGCAGTCATTCCTCGCTCGCGTATACCGGAACGGAAACACCGACGACCAGTACCAAGCTCTACTGGATTCGCTGGAACACGACGAACAAGATGGAGCCGCCGGACAAGGTGCGCGAGATGTCGGAACAAATCCTGCGGGTCTTCGAACCGACTGTCAACGATGTCGATCTCTCCTTGGCGGTAGGCACAGCCGGTACTCCGCTCGATGAAGTTGACTGCTACCCCGGAGCTGTTGGAATCTATCAGCAGCGCCTCATGTTCGGCGGGACTGCACAGCGCCCGCAGACCGTGTGGCTGTCCGAAACGGGAAGCTTCAATTCTATGGCGGTGTCCGAACCTCTGCGGGACGACAGTGCGATCACGGTCACGGTTGACACCCGTCAGATGAACGAGGTCAGACACTTCGTGGCTCTCGGTGACGCCTTCGTGATGACGAACGCGACCGAGTTCCGCATGCAGGGGAAGGAAGGCGCGATCACCCCCGGCACGATCAGTTTCAGACCCCAGAGCTACTGGGGCAGTTCCCATGTCCCGCCGATTGTCGTCGGCACCACGATCCTGATGGTGGATGCATCCGGCAGAGTCGTCCGTGATGTCCATTACAACCTGCAGGAAGACGGCTACACCGGAGACAACCGAAGCATCCTCGCGGAGCATCTGTTCCCCGTGGAGATCGTGGACTGGGCATTTCAGCAGAACCCGTTCTCGACCGTGTACGCGGTGAGAAAGGACGGAGTCCTCCTAACGTTCACGTACATGCGCGAGCAGGAAATCTGGGCATGGGCAGAGCATGAAACGCAGGGCAACTACAAGTCCGTCTGCTGCGTGCCGGAAGACGGGAAAGACCGCGTGTGGTTCCTCGTGGAACGCGGCGGGAAATATTTCGTGGAAGAACAGGTGCTCCGGGAGTACGGGAAACCGTCCGAGGACTCCTGGTTCGTAGATTGCGGTTTAGACCGCGATAACGCCACTCTCAGCGCAGATGTAAGCGGACTCGACCATCTGGAGGGTCAGACGGTTTACGGCGTCGCAGACGGCTCTCTCGTGGGTTCCCGCGTGGTTCGCGGCGGACGTATCACACTGGAGCATCCGGCGAAGCATGTGATCGTCGGTCTGCCGTATCAGATGGAAGTCGTGACTGTCGACCCGGATGTGAAGGGTCAGGACGGGACGCGGTTCGGAAGCAGGAAGACTCTGGGACCCGTGACCTTCGAGTTCCTCGAAACGGCTACGATGTCCGCCGGAGCAGACGAGAACCACATGGAAGTCCTAAAGATTCCGACTACGAAAGAGTGGGGTAAGCCGGTGGTCCTGTTCAGCGGGAAGAAACGGAGTGCGATCCCGGGCTATGCGCGCGATGAGGCAAGCCTGCGGTTCACCAACAGCGACCCGTTCCCCGCAACCGTGTTAGCGGTTCGAACGGAGGTGAACGTAGAATGACCTACGAAGTGAGAGAAGCGACCATGGACGATGCGGAATACGTTGCCTCGAACCTCCGGGCTGAGGACATCGCGGAGCTGAAGAAGATGCAGAAGCAGATGTCCGACACACGGAACCCGCACGATGCCACGATGGATTCATGGCGGTGGTCGGATGTGCGCGGTACGCTCGTTCTGGACGGCAAGCCCGCGATGATCTACGGCGTGATGGGAAGTGGCACGGGAGTCCCGAAGGTGTGGGCTCTCGGCACGGATGCCTGCCGGAAGGCCGGGAAGGTTATGGTTAAGCTCGGACGCGAGGTGTCTGACGCTCTCGCGAACGACTACATGATAATGGAAAACTGGTGTGATGCCGACTACAAGGCATCTCTCCGGTGGCTTCGTCTTATTGGTTTCACCGTGGAGGAACCGAAGTACGGGTTCTGCCACATCTTCAAGGGGAGTCAGGTATGTGCTTTTTAACGATTAGCCTGATCTCTTCCATCGCAGCTGGCACTTCGATTGCCGCTACGCTTGGAAGTATCGGGTCGGCAGTCGGTGCTACCGGCGGCCTTGCCACTGCGGTCGGTGCCGGTGCGGTCGCGGCAGAAGTCATCGGCATCGGTGCGTCGGTCGGCGGCGGTATCGTGAGTACCATCGGCGGGATTCAACAACAGAAGGCAATGGCGGCGCAGGCGGAATATCAGGCGGACATCGAGGAGAAGAACGCGCAGATGGCTTCCCAGTCCGCTGAGGCGAACGAACTTCAGGCGAACCAGAAACGGCTCGCTCTCTTCAATCAGATGCAGCAGATGCAGGGGCATGTGCGGACAGACTTCGCGGGGCGCGGGGTGATGCTGGGAAGCGGGACTCCGACTGACTACGAAGCAGACCTCGCGGACGCCTATGACATGGACAAGAAGAACCTGAACTACGACACCGCGACGCGAACGTGGCAGTACAGGGTGCAGGCGGCTGGTCATCAGCAGCAGGCGGATTTGTACCGCGCACAGGCGAAGGGAGCACGAAGCCTCATCCCCGGAACCGTGGCGGGCGGACTGCTCTCCACGGCGGGAAATGCGATGCAGGCGGGACTGACCTCGTTCAGCCTCGGAACGGAACTCGGACTCTTCGGAAAGGGCGCGGGAGACACGGCGGCAAAAGCAGCCGGTGGAACGCTGTCACCGTATAAGCCGTGGACCTGGGGACAGGCGAGATAAGGAGAAGCACAGATGGCATTACAGAACATTCTTCCGAATATCCAGGCGGACGCAGGCGGGGCACAGCTCCGACTCCATCCGGTTCCCGTGCCGAACGGACTCGCTGAAACCGGTCGCATGATGAGCGATGCCGGTCAGGGGCTCATGAAGGCTTCGTTCGGTCTGATGGTCGGGCTGAAGCGCCAGAACGATGAGATGGTCGCGAAAGAAGACGCGCTGGCTCTCGCAGAGGCGAAGAACGCGTACACGAAAGACATGACGACCCATATCACGGAGCTGATGAAGAAGACGGGTTCCGAGGCGAAAGGCATCACTGAGCAGTTCAAGACCTATAACGGGAACTCGTTCGACCGCTGGAGTCAGACCCTCTCCCCGAACAATCAGCGTCTCTTCAAGATGTGGGCGGAACAGCAGGGGCTGTCCTACTGGCAGAGAGTCCAGAACCATGAAGACAAAAATGTAACCGGCGCGAAGATCGATCTGACCGCGCAGACGGCTGACAGCGATCTCAACAATTTCGCGGTCTCCGGTGACATGCAGTCCATGTACAACCTCATCATGGATACCGGCGCGCTGTACGAAGCCACATACGGAGATTCCGAAGATCAGGAAGCCATGACCAAATATGTCCAGTCCGCCATCGACAAGGCGCTCGGCGCACGCCTCGACTACCTGTTCAAGAACGGGGACATCGAAGGGGGGATCGCGTTCTACGACAGCATCGGCAAGGACGGGATGCCGAACCTGAGCGAAGAGATGAAGACCCGCGTCGAAGCGACTGTGAACCAGCAGCGTGACATCCTCAATGTGAGAACCGAGGTCAACTATCTCGGACAGGGTACGGCTCTCGAAGGCGGCGCATACAGCTACGGCGGACTTTACCACACGGCGGAGCAGGACTTGAAGCGTGCAGAGATGGAAGAATATCTCAGTCAGCAGACCGACCCGCTGGCGAAGCTGAGACTCGCCGAGTATCGGAAATACATGGACAACCTTGAGCGCGTGCAGGATGCGAGACTCACTGCGGAATACACCGGCTACATCAAAGACCTCGGACAAGGAACGACCTACGAATCCCATCTTCAGGACTATCTGAAGCTCTGCGAAAGAACGGATGCCATCCCGGACGGAACGCTTCTCCACGCCAAGATGGTCGACGCGAGGAACAAAGCCTACAAGAGCCTCATCTCGGAGCAGAAGACAATGCAGGCGGAAGAGGAGCATGCGTACAATCTCTGGAAACAGCTCAGAAACGATTCCGAGAAACAGCGCAAGGACTTTGAGAACGACAAGGACAGACAGTATCTTGTCGAGACCATGAAGATCGGTCTGCACAAATACAAGCCGTCCGTGAGATACAACGGCATGCAGTATGACCTCACAGACCACGACACGCTTGAGACCTTCCTTTATGAGGCGTCCTGGCAGCAGGGCGGCATCCTCACCGACAAGGACATCGAGTACATCCGCAGATATATGGGCGGCGGTGCCAGTGCAGAATGGCGCAACGTGGCGGAAGAAGCCATCATGAACGTTTTCAATCGCGGCAGAAAGACGGAAGAGAAGTGGACGATGTTCGACGTCGCGCGGTTCGACCCGACTCTCACGGACGATGTGCTGGAGCAGATGGCGTTCCTCGCGGGAGAGAAAGGCAAGCTTTCCGATACGGATAAGACGAAGCTCTTCGACTACATCACCAAGCGGTTTGCAGAAAGTCGCGGAGGGAAGACGAGAATGGAGGCGATGGAAGACTGCCGTGGGAAAGACGGCGGCATCGATCTTGACAAGTTCAAGCCGTGGCTCAGAGGAGACAAGCAGACGCAGGAAGAGTTCACGCAGCAGAACGTCGAACTCGCCCAGATGGCGAACGCAAGCTCCGCTGTTCCTGAAAACACAAACGTCGTGACGGCGAGAGCGGAGGTTGGTTCCAACATCCAGTACAATGCCAAGCAAGAGCAGATCGCGAAGGAAAAAGCCGACGCCGATCAGGCAAGGCGCGATGCAACTCTTAGCAAATGGGAGCAGGAAGAGATCAGAAAGAACGAGAACCGTCTTGCCGAGTCCGCGAAGGACGCTGTCCGAAAAGGCATAAGCGAAGAAGACTGGAAGGAACGCGTCGAGATGGAACGCCGTTCCGCCATCAAGGGTTATCCGTGGCTCGAAAACACTCCGTCGTACCGCCCTGTTTCCAGAGAAAGACTGACCGAGATTTACCGCAGTCAGAAATACACGAACGAGCAGTCCAGAAGAACGCAGGAGAAAGAAACCGCGCTGCGCAACGCAGAGATTTCTCAGCAGAACGAATCACTCGCGACTCAGGCTATTGAGAAAGGCATGACCGAGCAGGAACTCAGAACTGTCCTTATCTTCCAGTTCGGTCGAGGTGCCGCAACGAAGGAAGACTTAAAACGCGTTGAAACGGTTCTTTCGATTTATCGCAAGATGAAGGAGGGAGCGGAGAATGAATGACAACAACACACTGCTCTATCCGAACTCCACATTGACCGGAGAAAGCCTCGTTGACTACGAAAAGCGCGAGGCGAAGACGTCGCTCTATCTGTCCGACCAGATGCGGGAAAACGGAGCGAATGTCGCGGCGTGGATGGATAAGGCGCAGGGGAGCGGAAATCCGCCGTGGGTCTATTCGGAAACCGACAATACAGAGCTTCCGAAGAGCTACGACCTCGACAATATCTCCCCGCTTCTCCGTCGCGCTCTCGCGTACTCTCCGCAGTACACCGCGTATTTCAAGGACTACATCCCGGAATGGGAAGACGTTATTGCCGAACTTCAGAAGCGCAAGAACAGACTCGCTCCGCCGCCTCCATTGCAGCAGAAGAAGAACCCGAATGACATGACGAGTCAGGAGTTCGAGGAATACCTCCGCTCCATGAGCGATGAAGAACTTCAGGCGAGAATCGACGCTCCGAAGATTGAGGATATCCAAGCGGAAACGCGCAGGCTCGAAAAGCAGAACGCCGCCGCGAATTTCCTGATGACCTACTGGAACGACAAGTCGTACAAGGTCGATGACGATACGCTGAAGGCACGTCTTCAGGTGTTCTCCGAGATGACCGGCGCTTCCGTTGATGACATCGATCTCGAAGACCTGAAGGAAACGAAGGGCGTCGAGGTGTCGCGGAATCTGTTCAATGTGTTCGGCGCGCTCGACATCTACGACGCGGGCAAAGTCGTCAGCGACTGGAGAAAGTACAACGACCTCGACCTCACAAAGGTGGACGAGAACTCCCCGCTTGACCAGCAGATTTACAAGCTCGAACTGCTCCGCAAGGAACGCGAGATGCTCCGGGATGAAACGATGTCCACGAAGATTCTGAACGGTGCTATCGGAAGCGTGCCGTTCATGCTTGAGTTCGGTCTGACTGCCGGTGTTGCGGGCGGTCTCCATGCCGGTTCTTCGTTCGGATCGAAACAGCTTCTCAAGACGCTCGTGACGAGCGGGTACAGAGAAGTCCTCCGCAAAGCCGGTGCGAAAGGTCTTGCCCGTGCAGTCGGTCAGGGACTCAAGGAAGTCGCAATCAGCGGCGCGAAACGTCTGCCGTTCTATATCCCGAAGATCACGGCAGAGACTCTGAGCGAAGTCGCTCCGTCCACCATCACGCTCATCGGAGATGACGGGAAGCCGACGGTCAGCCTGTCCGAAAAGGACGCGACCGACTTCTTCCAGAGATTCATCACGAACGCTCTGTCGCAGTATTCCGAACTCGCATCCGAGGAAGTCGGCGGACTCCTCAGCAACGTGATGCCGAAGTTCGTGCAGAACTATGTCGTGCATAACCTCGTGTCGAATCCGATGTCGCGGAAGATCGCGAACCGGATCATCGACCGCGTGTCGTGGGATGGTCTGCTTGGTGAGTTCTCCGAAGAAGAGATCGGGAACTTCATGATGTACGGCGTGACGCTCCTCGAAAACGCGCTTCAGTTCCGCAAGCAGAACACTCCGATGGTGGACTCTCCGGTCCTCGGCAAGGAAGAAAGCCTGGTCACGCTCGGTTCTATCGCGCTTCAGGGTGCACTGCTGACCGGCACGAGCGTGGCTTTCAGCCGGTACGGGGAACGCGCTCTTATCAAGAATGCCATCGCGGCACGCGGTGTCATCGAGAACGCGGACGCAATCGTAGCCGGTCTGAAGAAAATCAGCTCTGTCGGGGACAACACGAACCAGCTCAAGGTTGCAATCGACACGCTGAACGGCGGAGAGAGCGGATATGTTGAGATCACCGTTGACGACGCCGAAGCAATGTTCCAGGCTGTCAAAAAAGAAAGCCCCGAAGCACAGAAGGATTTGCTTGAGGCTTACGAGGCTATTGGTCTGACGGAGCAGAAGATCGCGGAACACAGACGGAAGGGAACGGACATCACGCTGTCCGACTCCCAGATTTTCGCAGTCGCGCGGAACTACAAATCCGGGCTTGATGCACTGCACAATATTTTCAAGAACACGGCAACGGCAGTCTTCGGGAAGACCGTGAAAGACTTCGCGTCCGAGAGCTTCGCGAAGGAACAGATCGATGCCATCCTCGAAGAGCGCGTGCGGAAAGAGAACGCGCTGAAACGCTGGGGCGAGATCATCCACGAAACGCTGAAGACCGCGCAGGAAAACGCAGTCGCGGCAGGGAATCCGATGGGTGTTTCCAGAAGCGCCGTCCGTAACTTCGAGACCGTGTTCCCGATGCTTGTCAACTACCTCGGCACGAACGCCATCGGAGAAGACGGCGTGAAGCGTGTGGAAGAACTGGTCAAGGGTCTGTCCGTCAAGTTCATCGCGAATCCCGAAACCTTCAGTCTGAGCGGTGCGATGCAGGAGCTGTATAACGACAGCCGTGTTCAGGATGCGCAGGCGAAGGTTGACGAGCTGAAGACGAAGCTTGAAACCATGCAGAAGGAGAACAAGGCGAGCGGAGAAGAGTATCTGAAGACTGCCGAGGACTACCAGAAGGCGAAGCAGGAGCTGGAAGAGGCGAAGGCGAACCCGGAAGTCCTGAATCAGATTGTTCTGTTCCAGAAAGAAGCAGTCGCTGCGAACAACAAGAGCGTCATCTCCGAAGAAGAAGCCAAGTGGCTGGACGATGTCCTGAAGAGTGGAGATTACGTCATCGCATACAGAGCCGCGCAGGTCATCGACGGAAAGCTCTATCCGCCCATGGCGGCGCAGGTCGCAAAAGGAAAGCTTACCAAGAATATCAAGCTGAAGTCCTGGGAGAAGTCCTACGAGCAGTTCATCGACCCCGAACTCATAGCGAAATGGGAGAGAGAAGGTGTAGGAAGCGTAAAGCCTGGTTCGCATCCGTATTTCCCGCTGCCAAACGCAAGCAAGACTGACTGGAAAAGAAATGAAGACGGAAGCATAGCCTTGTATTTCAGACTCTACAAGGGGAAAGTCAAGGATAAGCATGGAAGGGAGAAGGAGGTTTACGTTGATGCGAGATATGATCCTTATATCCATTCCTCCCCGATTCCGCTGAATGACCAGTTCTCATCCGCATGGGCGCGTGATGGAATCGTCATTCTTGAAGTCCTGGTTCCGAGAAACGAAATCTATCCCGAGGACAGCCAGCACTATAAGGCTCCCTATGCGTATCTCTCTACGGGGGCGCATACATGGAAAGGTGGACCCGTTGCGAGATATATTGGAAAGAAGGATGCAAAGAAGAGCAAGAAGGGCGAGGCAGAGAAAGACAAGCTCGCGCCTTTCTCCACTCCTGAAGAAGCGGCAAAAGCTGGTGGGCGCGCAGTCTACCTCTCTCGGTATGACTACCCGATACGCATCGTGCCGAACGAGGAAGTTGCCCAGAAGATTAAGGAAACGATTGCAGGACAGGTAGACTATCTCCCGCACAATGTCCTTACTCCGAGCCTCCGTTCCGAGCTTGAGAAGATTGGAGTTCCGATTGTTGAGATGGAGGAGGTTCCGAGCGGCAAAGGGACCAAGTGGGTACGTAAGGACAACGGGAAAGATTACACCGGCAATCTGATGAGCGATGAGCAAGCAGCCGCGCTCTATCAGGGATTCCAGCCGCAGGCTGACGGCTCTGCCTACAACGGCATTTTCATGGCAGACTTCGAGAACAGCCGGAACTCCCTAATCGGTCTGTTCAGCGGGGCGAACGCCTCGACTCTCCCGCACGAATCCGCGCACTGGCTAAAGAAGTGCATGGAAGACCTCATCGGTGCCGGTCTTGCCAACGACAAGATGATTGAGGACATGAACACCATCAACGCATGGCTGGCGAAGCAGGACTACAGTGAGAAGGCGGCGCGGGAGATCGATGCAGAGAATATGATCCAGAAGGACGGCACAGTCAACCGGAAGCGCATGGAGGAAGAGTATTTCGCCCGTGCGTTCGAGATGTATCTGTGGGAAGGGAAGTTCCCGGAGACCGCGACTCCCGGACTCAAGGGGGCGCTGTACCGTCTGGCGAATGTGCTGAAGACCATCTACCGGACTGCGCTTGACCTGAACGCTCCGATTGACCAGTCCATCCGCGACTTCTTCGACAACATCTTCGCTGTCGAGCAGACCGTGGAGGAAACGGGCGTTCTGTCCGCGATCCTGCGTGAACTCAATGCGGGAGCCATCACGATGAAGAAGGACGAGCTCAAGAACCTCGAAGCTGACCTTGTGGCGGCGAAGGAAGACGCGGAGACCGAACAGTGGCTTGCGGCATTCCGTGAGTTCCAGCATGGGTTGAACGCGAACCGGAAGAACTGGAGAGCGGAAGCGAATGCGGCATACATGGCGGACAAGGCAGAGCAGGCTCTGAACTACGTCCGCAAGGGACACCGCATCAGTGAAGACTTCCTGCGGAACGTGCTGAAGCTGGATGAGCGGACTATCGCGATCCTGAAGGCGAAGAGACTGACGGTCAAGGGAACTCCTGCGAAGGTGAAGAGCGAGGCACCCGCGCAGGAAGAAGCTCAGGTCGAGGTTCCCATGCTGGACGAAGAGACTGAAGATGCTGATGTCCCGCCCGTTGTTCTCGAAGGCGTCAACGAGGGGAACGTCAAGAACATCTGGAAGTCCATTGACAAGGATACTCCGGTTGTCATCCAGGATGTCGACACTCTGTCCGTTGTTCTCGACATGCTTATTGCAAAGGGGGAGTTCCACAATGAACAGCTGAATGAAGTCTATTGGAAGCTCACGCAGGTCGGGAAGAAGTCCGGTCTCGAATACTACAAGGTCAACAAAGACGGAAAGGTTCGTACGAAGGAGAACTTCGAAAACCTCGTCTATGATATCATCCACAAGAAAAACGTAAAGGACTTCGAAGAGCAGGACGAAACCGACCACATTGACAACCCGGACCAGAACGGTCAGACCGGACATGAGAAGATTGCGGCAAAAAGAACCTCTTCCCCGGAAGTTCTGAAAAAGCTTTTTGACAAACTTGAAGAGGTCGTGAACGAGATAAAGGATGACGAAGACAAGCTAATCGCAGACGTCATTCTACGCCGCGCCCGCGAAGAAGAGGATATTCGCGACAAGAATGGTGTGAACGGCGAGATTCTCCAAGAGTACATTGATATGGGTGGCACGCTCGGAAAGTCCGCCAGATATACCCACCTGAGAAATGTGCGGAAGATAATCGCGATCGGCATGCAAGAACGCGGCGTCTACATAGATTTATATGGCGATTTCGAGCTTCTCCAGACCGAGAAGGAAATCGAAGTTCCTGCCGACATCCTCGCGATCCTTCAGGCGACCGGATACAAAGACCCGAACTCCCTCATCGCCGACCTTCAGACGGCAGTCGGGCGGACGCAGTTCATCAAGGACTTCATGTCCGAACGCGAGACGGAGTACCGCGAAACGTTCCTCGACAATCCGAAGTGGAACACGGAGAGCGGCGCTCTGATGTACCTCGACGCCCTGCTGAAGGCTCTGAAGCTGACGCAGGGGGTGAAGTTCAGTGAACGGGTGAAGCTGGCGAGAGCTGAGGCAAAACGCGAGATCGAGGAAGGCAAGACTCTGCGTGAAATCCGCTCCGAAGAACGGAACGCGCAGATGAGCCTCAAGGCGAACGCGGAGTCCATCCTGAAGACGCTGAAGGGCAAGAAGCACGACAAGGAAGCTGCAATCACTGCGGCGGTCTTCATGCACGCGAACGCGGCACGACTGGAAGCCCTGCGTGCCATCCGCGCTGACGTGGAAGAAATGATGCGGTTCTCGAAGCGGCTCGGTAAACTGAAGCCGGGAAGCTCCGTGGAAGGCGATGCCGTCAATGCGATCCGCGCCGTCCTATACGACCTCAAGCTGACGTCCAGCAGACCGCAGTGGTCCGGTGAACCGGAAGCTCCGAACTCCGTCACGACCGTCCTCATGGAGATCGCGGAACGTTCCATCGGAGAACGCGGGTTCACGACAGACATGCTCGGTAAGGACGGTATGCCGACGGCTGGTCAGATCGTGGAGCAGGAGCTGGCGCAGTGGTCGAAGTGGCTGATGAACCAAATCTCCGGCGGGGAAGGATTCGTGAACAACGTCCTCGACCTGACCGTGGAGCAGTTCCACGAGGTGAAGGACTTCCTCAAGTATCTGCGGAATGCGGGTCACGACACCGTGGCGACCGACAAGGCGACGTTCGCGGCGAAGCGCAAGGAAACCATCGAAGCCATCCTTGCCTCTCTGGACGAGAATGCCACCGGCAAGTACAAGCGCCACATCGACAAGAACACGATGGAAAAGCTCCAGGCGATGGCGCGCACGGGAGGGCATCAGCTGAAGACGCTGGTCTTCATGGCGCACTTCCTCGACGGCAACAGCGAGTTCTACGGAGAGCATAAGATCGGAGCATTCCGCAAGCTCCAGCTGAAGGTGTCCGAAGGCGTGGCGAAACAGCAGTTCTGGTATCAGAAGATTTCGTCCGCCGTGAAGCCGCACATGCTGGCTCTGATGAACTCCGCGAAAGACCGCAAGCTGAAGTTCGACGTGAACAACGAGATCACGAAGGACGTGTACGAAGACATCCACGGCGAGATGGCGGCATTCGTGCTGCTGAACGCGGGACAGGTGGAAGGTCGGCAGAGGCTCATGTCCGGGTTCGGATGGACGGAAGAACAGCTGAACAACAATCTCGCGCAGTTCACCGAGGAAGACTTCAGGCATGCCGAGGCTATCTGGGCTGAACTGAATACGCTCGGACGCGAACTCGCGAAGGTCTTCTATCAGCAGAGACACTACCGGATGAAGTGGGCGCAGCTCGCTCCGATCAACATCATCCTGAACGACGGCAAGGGAACGCACATCATGAGCGATGGCGGGTATTATCCGCTCGCCTACAGCTACCGCGAAGGTGACGAGGTGCGGAACGATGACATCATGAATCCGTTCCGTGCTCCGGCAAGACTGGCGCGTCCGTCCGCGACCTACAGCCGTGAAGCCCGTGTCGAGAATGCGGCTCTGCTCCTGAGCCCGTCCGTCATCGAGCGGAGCATCATGGAGAACTCGCGGTATATCGGTCTGTGGGAACCGCTCCGTCTGATGAACTCCATCTGGACTGACGGCGCGGTGAAGCGCAGCATCATCAAGAACTTCAGCGAAGAAGCGTACAGCACGCTCCGCGACCTCATGGGTCAGGTCAACGATCCCGACCGTGGCGAGCGCGGCAAGTGGAAGAAGGTCGTGTCCTACCTCGGCTCCGCGATGGCTGTGGCGGCTCTCGGTTTTAAGGCGACCACGATGGCGAAGCAGTACGCCTCTCTGAGCATCGGCGCGGAACGCCTGAAGGCATACGACCCGAAGACAGGGCAGGCTCGGAGCTTCTTCATGGAGTCCTTCCAGAAGGGGCTGACCGACCTGAGGAAACTCCGCCGCGATGTCAGCGAGATGTCCCCGTTCATCCGCGACCGCTACAACCTCATCGACAAAGACCTCAAGGTGGTCAACAGCGAGTTCAAGGGCAAGTTCGGCAAGGCGGTCGACACCTACCGCCGATGGGCGTTCTTCGGGCTGAAGTGGAACGACCTCAACGTGGCGGTGGTTCAGTGGGATGCCGCCTACAACTGGGCGCTCTTCACGCAGAAAGACATAACTCCGTCCGAAGCAAGAGCGTTCGCCGACGACTTCGTGGCAAGCACGCAGGGCGGCGCTCGTGACATTGACATCCCGGAAGTCCAGCTGAGTACGTTCGGACGGCTCATCACTCCGTTCTTCGGACCGTCTGCTGCGGCTGCCAATACCCGCATCGCGGGACTCAGCACCATGCGCGACATGACTCCGGCTGAACGCATCATGTTCGTGGTAGACAACCTGCTCATCCCCGGACTCGAACAGGCGGTGGTCATGGCAGTCAGCGCGGGTGCAGTCGGCTGGGCTGTGACCGGCGGCGATGACGATGACGCATGGGACCGCGTGCAGCAGAAGTTCCTGGTCTCCATGCTGACCGAACCTCTGAGCGGTATTCCGATGATCCAGGATATCTCCGATGCGGCGATCCGTTCGGCTGTGACGGGGAAGCCGGTGCAGAGCGGCGTGTTCGATGTAAGCCTGTTCCGTCCGCTTGAGGAATCCACGCGGGACTTCACGCAGATCATGCGGAACATGAAGAACATGGAAGACTTCGGCTACTCGGTGTATCTGGGAGCCTGCATCGCGGGTATGCTCACGCGGATGCCGATTGTCCAGGTATTCGAGGACTACGAGAGAATGTTAATCAACAACGGGCTTCTGCCGTACATGTACCAGCAGGGGCTGTGGTTCTCCGATAAGAGAATCGAACAACAACTGAAAGGAGAAAAGCGGAAATGATTCAGTATGACCTGGCACCGAAGAGCGAGGTCTACATCGCGACGGGGACCGCGACGGAGTTCAACTGCGGTTTCTACGTAGGCGACGTGAAGGATGTCTACGTGGAGATCGACGGTTCGTCCGTGGCAGCCGCCGGAAACTACGATGTGATCAAAGACTCCGGGGGGATGGGGCGCGTGGTGTTCTCCAGCGCCGTAACGAGCGGGGCGAAGGTACAGATGTTCCGTCTGACCCCGATGACGCAAGGGGTCGATCTGAAGCAGGGCGAGGCGTTCTACCCCGAACAGGTGGAAAGCGCGTTCGACAAGCTGACGATGATCGTGCAGGAAATCCGTGGCGGGACGGTGCATGCGGGCGGAACTGTGGACAGCGCTGCTTATGCCGGGAGAGCCGGTACCGCTGATACCGCAGACTACCTGAACGAGCCTGACCGCAGTGCGCTCATCGGGAGTGCGACGGCGGCAGTGGGCGGCGGGATTCAGACGACCATCGTGGACTACATCGCGCGGCAGGGGACGGTTCCGTATGCGTCCAGTGCCGGTGGGCTGACTCCTAGCGCGAAAGCGGACATCATCAGTTCTGCGGGTGGCGGTGGAGATGGAGGCGTTGTCGTGCCGGATTATGGCAACAGGTGGGCGCTCAACGTGTCGCACCAAACTCCGCAGGAAACAATTCTTACGTTTCAGTATACCAACAACCCAGACGATGAACACGGGTATGAACTGATTGATGACAACGGGCTTGGCGGCACAATCATTGGAAATGTCTTTTTTGGAAATTTCTCCGGTGTCGTTCACGAGTTACATGTTATGCTCGGCACTGACCTTGAAAATGCCATATCGGTGTTCACCATAAGTGATGTTCAGTACAATCAAGAAACCAAAGTCAATGTTCCGCTCTGCGTTCCGATTCCGCCTAATACGAGCTTTGAGATCGTTGCGCCTTATGGCGGGCTTATGCCATTAGGAGACGGCTACTACTATGTGCCGAATGTCAGGCAGTCTGAACCTGGCCCTGGACCCGGTCCGACCCCGCCGACGCCGAGTGTGCCGGAAGCCCCGGTTCCGTATGCGATCCCGACGAGTGCGACAAGCGGGACTGTGACGGTGTACGCGGACTACAGCTCCGACAGCATCCAGAAGCAGGCGCAGATTGAAAGCTCCGGCTGGACGGTCTATCCCGCAGGCGGCGTGGTGGTCAGCTCCAACTGCACGGTGTATTTCCGCGGCGGAAACGATACGGGGTACTCGGAGGTCGCGAGCTACGCAGTCAGCAATATCGACAAGACTCCTCCCGCTCTGGAACTGCTCTATGACAACACGACGCCGAATCTGCCGTACGATACCATTACCGCGACGACAGAAGCCGGGGCTACGATCCAGTACCGTGCGCCGGGAGCGAGTTCGCAGTGGACGACCTACCTGGGACCCGTGAACGTGTACGAAAACGGGACCTGGACGTTCAAGGCGACGGATGCGGCTGGGAATACCACGAGCGCGAATATCTCGTACTCCAACATCCTGTCCGGGCATGAGACCCCCGGCGACGACAGCGGCGACCCTGAAGATTAACCCATAACCAAGAGAGGAGGTGAACCATGCCGGAAACACGAATCGTGATGTGGACGTTGGAGAATGCTGCCGGTGATCTGCTGTTCCCGCAGACAGCGCTACAGCAGGTCTTCGACAACAAAGACCCTACGAAACGCATCAGCAAGAACGGCGTGATTTTGCGTGAGCATGTTCCGCACGATGTGACCACGATCATCGGACGGTTCGACGACGAGAATATTCCCGACCCGGACGATTACGAGCTCGGGACGAAATACTACAACACGTCCCACAACACCGTGCATACGGTCAAGGCGCTCGAAGAGGACGACGCTCCACCCGGAACGGAACAATGGGATGACGGTTCGTACGGGCACCGCTGGACTGGCGGGACGATCCTTGAAGATGACCGTGTGCTCGTTGACACCTCGAATGACCACGTATACCACTACCACAAAAGCTCCGAAGCATCAGAGCCGGAAATCCATGAGGTCGGCGGCGGAGCAAGCGACTTAGAATTCGTTCCAGACGATCCAGACGATAACCAATAAAACCATCCAACAGGAGGACACAAATTATGGCTACTACTTACGTAAAAGGTAAACTTCAGAAACACAACGGTAACGACATTCAGGTTCGTTACCCGGAAACCACGCTCGATAAAGTCGTCGCATGGGTGAACGGCTCGACGGCTGGTGTCACCATCCTCGACGGCGGCAGAATCAAAAAAGACTATCTGCCGTCTTCGGCGGTGTACACCGATTCCAATGGCAAGATCGCATCCAGCACGATTCCCTCCCTCACCACAAGCATCATTTCCGGCGGCACGTTCACCTCGGCTTTCCTTCCGGACAACGTGGTCTATACGTCCGGTGGGCTTGTCAGTTCCAGCGTTATCCCCAGCCTCAATGCGAGCATCATTGCAAGCGGGACGCTTTCTGCTGACAGACTGCCGACCATCCCGGTCAACAAAATCGCGACGAGCGGTGGAATGCTGGCTATTGCAATCGTTCCTAACATCCCTGCCACGAAGCTGACCGGCATCATCAGCAAGACGAATCTCCCCGGCTCTGTGGATGATATTGTCGAACTGATTGCGGTTGCCGCATCCGCTCCGTCCGCGACAGGAATTGTTGTTGGCGACCAGTATTTCAACACGACTACAAAAAAGGTCGTTACTGCTGTTTCCGATGGAACGTGGACTGGTGCAACGTCCGCAGACCCCGATGGCTCCGTGATCTACTATGTTCCGACCTCCGAGAAGTCTTACCGTTACAGCGGCAGTGCAATGGTGGAGATCGCGGCGCAGAGAGCGGTCACGACCACGGTTCGTCCTTCCGGTGGAGCTGACGGTGCAAGCGATGACTTTGTTCCGACCGAGCTTGCCGTGCGTAATGCCATTACGTCTGCCGGAACTCCGTTCGCAAGTCAGGCGGAAGTCGATGCTGGAGTCATTACGAATAAGTCCGTTTCTCCGGCTACGCTTGCTGGAGCGGCGAACGTTATGCACCTTGTATCACTTTTTGATATGGGTGAAACAATTTCTGATATTGACGCCGGTGATGCTTTTGTCGGAGGTAAGTTCTATCTTTCTCAGGGTGGATATATTTGCACCGTCACTAGCGTTTCCGGTTCGACGATCTTGTACGATCAGGCAAGCCCGGTGCGTTCGGCGGCGTATTCGTTTGATTCCAATATTTGGGTATGGAATGGTAGCGAGATGGTTCCGCTCGGGTCGCCGAAAGCCTCTCAGACTACGTATGGTATCGTCAAGCTCCGTTATGATGAACCTACTGGCGATGCTGTTCTCACTTGCGATGATAAAGCATGGGTTCGCGATGGCCTCGCGGAAGCATTCACCGTTACCACGACACACGGACTGACCTTCACGAACAGAGCGCTCGATCTGTCGCTGGACATTGTCGGCGGCACGATTTCGGGAAGCACGATCTTCTGCGATCTTGAATGGGCCGCTGACTGATTGTGTATCTGCCGTTCCATCCCGTCTGAAATATGGCGGGATGGCTTTTCCATGCACAGACAAAAATAACCAAGGAGATACGACATGGCAGACACCTATGTAAAAGGGCGGTTGAAGAAGACGCTAGACGGCGGGATGGAGTACCGGTTGCCGAGGACATCGCTTGACAATATCGTGGCGAACGCCTCGTCTGCTACGACTTATATCGCGTCTGACAACCTTAAAATCAAGGCCGCATATTTGACTTCCGCGACCGGGGGTTATGCTGGCATCATTTATAATAACGACACGTCACGGCTGAACATCAACAATGGCGGCATTTCGATCAAAGCGCAGACTGACATAGCCTCCGCAACGACGGAGGCCGAGCTTGCAAAGGTTCCGACGACAAGCGCTGTGAAAGAATACGTTTCTGCCGTTGCCGGAACGGGGCATTTTCTAGACGTGATCGCAAAAAGCTCCGCGAGTTCCTCTACGCTGATAGCCGACTCGACCTTCAAGATCAAGCCCGAATACCTGACCTCCGCGACCGGAGCAAGTGCTGGCGTAGTGTACAATAACGACACAGACCGCCTGACGATCACGAGCGGCGGTATTTCCGTCAACGCGCAAACCAATATTACGGGTGCAACGACCACGGCTGAACTGTCGAAAGTGCCGACTACGAGCGCCGTCAAGGATTACGTTTCAAGCTATGTCGAGGAACACGCCGGACGAGATGAGCTGATGGCCGGGATTATGATGCTGGACTACGGCGTTAAAACCAGCATAGAAGTTGCTACCCAAGGCGTAACCAGTTCCGCGTACACAAACAAGGCAAATGGGGCTGGGAGCAATTATACTCAAATCGGCTCTGGATTCGATCATGGGCTCGGCGGCGTTATCATCGGCTGTATTCAAATCGAAGGGCCATACGACGGTTATCCGTCTCTTGAAATAAATGTAGGGGAAGGAGGTTTGACTTCATATCCCATAAAAAAGAGCTTTCCTGACAAATCTACCTCCACGAAATACGAGGTTCAAGTTTATTTTCCGATTGGCCCGGAGTGCAATTTCGAGGTGGTTATGTGGGGCGGGTCTGCAAGCGCTGACAACAGCCTTTACTATGTTCCATACAAGGGCTACGCCATTCCCGGCAACACGATCAAAAATGCGATCTTCGACGATTAACAACCAAGGAGAAAAACAATGGCAAAGATTCAAACGTTACGCGACGATACGCTTGAGAAAGTCTTTCTTCGCAATTCGCTGGATGCGATCTATAAGAGCGTAAATTCTGAAACGTCCATCCTGACGAGCGAGGGGAAGATCAAGGCTGAATTGCTCGACGTTGAAGTTCCTGTTGCAAACGGAACGGCAAGCGGTATCGTCTACAATAGCGATACTGACCGCTTGACTATTACGAGCGGAGGCATTGCAATCAACGCTTACACTTCCAATCTAACCAGCGCAACCACGACCGCCAACAAAAAGAAGGTTCCGACTGTCAGTGCTGTTCAGGCGTATGTGTCAGGCGCAACGACCGGATGCGTCACATATACCACAAACACATCGTCCTCGCTCAACAGCAAAATTAACAAGAAACAGGATACAATGAGCGAGGGATTCGGGATAATTATTTCCGGTGGTACGGCAGTTTCTCTTGCGCGTTCTCGCCCCATTACGACAATTCCAGCGGCTTCTACGACTGTGACGCTTGAACCGGGCGAAGCATACATCGTTGATGCAACGACGACAAGCAAAACTCTAGAACTCGGGAGTGGTGTGCCTTCCGGTAAATTTGGGCTTGAATCGCATATTGAGCTGTTTGTGGCGAATACCGGATATATTCATACCGGGAGCAACGTCACCCTGATTGACCCGCTTGAGCCTGACGCAGTGAACGATTGCACCGTCCGTTTCCATGACGGACACGCAATCATCAGCGTGGAAGACCATGTACAAGCATATATGGTTCAGAATACCAGTACGACCTACACGACCGGAACCTTTGCGTATGGTCTTGGTCAGGTTAGTGTTACCGCATCCAACTACATCGGTTTCCGCTCCGAACTGAACGGGAGTTCTGTTCCTACTGGCGGGCAGAGCGCAACAAATTTGAAACACATCGTGGGCAACGGCATGGATATTGGACCGACTATTACCGGAAATCTTATTATCAAATCCGGGGCAACAATCCGTGATATCAAGACGAGTGGCCTTGTCGTGATGAGCGGAACGGCGAAGGTGACGGATGTGTTTGTTTCCAGTGGAGCGACTTTGAGTATTGGCACGAACGGCGGCTTAACCATTGAGCGTCTCTATGGGAATGGTGGCACAATCAACCTCGGCGGGAAAAACGTGGTTATTAGCTCCGGCACGACTGCGATTGCGAGCGGATGCACGTTCAGCGGTGGAATCGCCCATTCAGCATATAATGGCGGCGGCGCTTTCCTCGTAAAAAGTGGGGCGGAACTTGTTTTGCATAGTGCTACTGTGACCGGCAATTCCGGTTACAACGGTGGCGGAATCGCAACTGATGCTTCCGGGAAGGTCTCGCTGTATGACTGCGTTGTTACTGGCAACGTGGGAGGGTCCGGCACTGACATTTTTGAGTCCGCTGGGAATGTACTAATCTCCGGTTGTACTGTAGGACATCTTGCCATGCTCGTTGGAACGACAACGATTGCGGGAAGCAACCATATCGACAGAATTACGTCTGCATACGGGGCTGGTGGCTCTATTGCAATCAGCTCCGGCGCAATCGTCGACCTGACCGGAAACGCAAACGCCACGCCAATCGCCACCGGTGGTAGCATCACCTTCGAGGCAGGCGGAGCAACGGTGATAGATTCTGCTGGAAACCACTGTTATATTGACAACTTTAGCGCCAGTTATATTTCTAATGATAATACCGTTACTGTTGTTGGTGCAGGTTCAGCCACTAGGATGTACGTGCTTCCTAGTTACGCATCAGGCGCGACTATAGAGTTAATTACAAATGGGAGTTTCGCTGTTTCAGATGGTGCAGATCATACCTGTGTATTAAAAGATTGTGTGGTTCGTTCGCGTAATTATATTTATATCGAGGCATATCAACATAAAAGTGGTATACTTGTGATAGAAGGGCATGTAAGATTCGATCATGTCCTGACCTACGGCAGTAATGTTGTTGCGCCAACAGTACAACTTGAAAACGATGCAGTAGTAGATTTTAAGGGAGGAACCCAAACGGGGAGTTATCTCATCAACTGCACACTCGGAAGCCTTATCGTAAAATCGGGATGCTCTGTTGTGCTGGTTGATGGCAGTACCGTCGCTTTGACTGGCGGTACATACCACACGTTATCAAATACTGGCGTTTTGGCATAAGGAGGCACAATGAAACATTTTATCATTGACGGAAAAACCTACGACAACCTTCCCGACCCTTGTCATGGCGATTCACCCATGACTGAAGCTCGTTTTCTTGAACTTGGCGGGAGCATCTACGACGACGGCGTGTTGACCCCGAAACAGAAAGTGATTGCGAGTCTGAACGAGCTGATCGCCCAGCTTGCGCCGCAAGTTCCGCAGATTTCCATCGCGCAGTTCAAGGAGGCTGCGCAAACGCTCCATTCTGGAGAGCTGGTCGGCTATGCAAAGCAGGCTGGCGTGTCGGACGAAATCATCAATGCCGCGCGTGTTCGCATCGTTGAAATCCTCGCGGATGCCATGCGCGAGGGGATGACATGGAATGAGCTGATTGACGGGATCGAGGTTTGACTATGTACCAAAACATCTACGTCAATCAGCATGAAGATTCTGAACTTGTGAAACTTCTGAAACAAGGATATCGCTTCGTGTATTGCGGAACGACTTGGAACTTGGTCAGTCCGGAAGAATACAATCGCATGAAAAATATGCAATTCAAACAAACCGCATCATCAGGAGTTTGAAAATGGGTGAAAAAATACCGCTGCCGCCGAACAATAACAACAACCAAACAAGGAATGAAACCATGACCGAACTCGAAAAACGTCTGAACGACTATCTCGAACTTTCCAAAAAGTTCAATGCGCTGGTCGATATGATCGACAAGGACTGGTGCATCTACCCGCAGACTATCACTGTCAACGGAGACATGATTACGGTCACGTATCTCGCAATAGGTGTATGCAATTTAGGCGGCGAAGGTAAGTTTTCTTTTCCTGCAAAATACCTTGATATGACCGAGGAAGAATGCAAGGAAGATTGGAAACGGCTTTGTGCTGAACGCAAAGCGGCAGATAATTTGGAGAAGGAATACCGCGCAAAGGAAGCCAGACGTGCCGAATTTTATAAGCTCAAAGCCGAGTTTGAGCCGAACAATAACGTGGAGCAGTAAAAATGGGCGTTGATGAAGCTCGACATGTTATCGTTTATGATAACCTCCCGACTGTCGAAGTGATCGAGCATCGGGCCGACGACCGTGGAAATATCTACACGCTTGTCAAGCCAATAAACTACTGCGGCGTGTGGGTTCCTCCCGGCTTTGAGTGTGACGGCGCGAGCGTTCCCCGCGCGTTGTGGGGCGTTGTCTTTCCTCCGGGCGATACACAGGCCATGTATGCGGCAGTCTTCCACGATTACTGCTATAGGACACATCCTGTGGCATGGACGCGTTCCGGCGCAGATACGGCTTTCTACGACCTTATGCGAATGGGTGGTGTGCCATACCTCCGCGCGCAGAAAGCATACTGGGGTGTTCGTTTGTTCGGCAAAGCCGCATGGAAGGAAGGTGG